GCGCATTCGGTGATGCGCTCCGACCCTAATTTTCCCGGTCTCCAGGTTTGCAACGAAGGTTGCGCGGACCAAAAAGACCCGTATCGACTGCCAGCGAGGCAGACTGAGCGCATTACGATTCGCTTTCCGCGCCCGGATGTGTCCGTGGCTGTTCAAGATAACAATCTGATTGCCACTGGATACGGCGGTTATGTGCTCTCTCCCGAGCAAAATACCCAGACGCCCGAGAACAATGGTAATCTGGATAGTATAACGTTGAGTCCCTAAATGGCTAACTTAACCATCACACAGCTTCCAGCAGCCGGGACGATAACCGGGACCGAATCTGTACCTATTGTACAGAATGGCCAAACGGTGCGGACGACTACTGCGGCAATCGCAGCGTCCCCATCGCAGAACCAGACGTTCCTGACAAAGGTCCAGGAACCTACTCTGCCCAACTCCCGATACCTATCGACCGGTTCCGGACTGGGTCTGACCGATGGCGGAGCGCAGTCTTACCTGCGTCTGGAATTCAACGGGGCCGCAGCGAGCCTCGAGACAGTATCTCCCGGGGTTCTCGTCAAGACCGGGGCTACTAGTATAGCCAACCGCACTCTCACAGCCTCCGGTGCGGGTCTCTCGATCACCAACGGGGATGGTATCGCGGGTAATCCGACGTTCGCTCTGAGTGGTTTAGCACTCGCTTTGGCCAATTCCTCGGGTACTGGAATGCTCGCGGTGGTTAATGGGACCACTATAGCGGGTCGACAGATATATGGAACGGCGAACGAGATCACCGTAGCGAATGGAAATGGGTCTGGAGACCCAACGATCGCGATGGCGAGCAATGCGATTTTCCCTGGAACGGGTGCTGTAACACTTCCAAATGGTACTACGGCCCAGCAACCGGTAGGCGCGGATGGTCAGGTGCGGTTCAACACTAGTACAAGTACTTTCGACGGGTATTCGAGTGGTGCTTGGCGGCAGTTCGCACTCACTGGGGGTGTAACGTCATTCAGCGCGGGTACTACGGGGTTCACCCCGAGTGCTACGACCAGTGGTGCGATCACTCTGGCGGGTACTTTGAATGCCGCAAATGGTGGAACGGGTGCTACGACCCTCACTGGGTATGTCTCCGGCAACGGAACGGGTGCGATGACGGCCTCGGCATCTATTCCGACCAGCGACCTGTCCGGAACGATCACCAACGCACAGCTCGCGAATTCCTCGCTGACCATCGGAACCACCGCGATATCTTTGGGCAGCTCGAGCCTGACTTTGGGCGGGTTAACATCGGTCGCTGTGACCCAAGACCCGACCACCGCATTGCAGCTGGCGACCAAACAATACGTCGACACAGTAGCCCAGGGGTTAGACCCTAAAGCTTCGTGCGTCGCGGCAACTACGGCGAATATTACGCTGTCGGGCACGCAGACCATTGATGGCGTAGCACTGATTGCTGGCGATAGATGCTTGGTGAAAGACCAAACGTTAAGCCAGAACAACGGGATTTATTTAGTGGCTGCAGCTGCGTGGACCCGTGCAACCGACATGGACTCGTGGGCAGAGGTGCCGGGTGCGTTTACCTTCATTGAGCAAGGAACCTTATACGCCGATACGGGCTGGGTGTGTACCTCCAATGCTGGCGGTACGCTGGGTACAACCGCGATCACCTGGGTTCAATTCGCCGGTGTTGGATCGTACACAGCGGGTACGGGCTTGACCCTCACTGGCACGCAGTTCAGTCTAACCTCCCCGGTCACGGCGATTTTGGGCGGTACGGGGCAGACAGTCTACGCCGTGGGCGATCTGCTCTACGCCAACACTACCACGACCCTTGCTAAACTGGCCGACATAGCAACCGGCAACGCATTAATCTCCGGTGGCGTTGCCACCGCACCCAGCTGGGGGAAGATCGGTCTAACTACCCACGTGGACGGCACCCTCGCACTGGGCAATGGCGGTCTCGGAATTACTTCGGGTACTTCGGGCGGCATCCCCTACTTCTCCTCGACATCTGCGGTAGCCAGTTCGGCGCTACTCGCGGCCAATGCATTAATGATTGGCGGGGGTGCTGGAGTAGCGCCAGCCACGACGACTACCGGAACGGGAGTTGTGACCGCACTGGGGTTAAACACGGGTGCTGCTGGGGCTTTCGTGGTTAATGGTGGTGCACTGGGTACGCCGAGCGGCGGGACTGTGACGAATCTTACCGGCACCGCGTCGATCAATATCAATGGTACTGTTGGAGCTACCACCGCTACCACCGGGGCATTCACAACTGTGACTGCTACAACTGGAATCTTTGGAGGAACTTTCTAATGGCTGCTGTTGGCTTCACCCCTATTTCGCTTTACTACAGCGCCACTGCGGCGGCTGTCCCGTTAGCGGCAAACCTCGTCGCTGGCGAGCTTGCACTCAATACCGTCGATGGTAAGCTCTACTACAAGAGCTCCGCTGGCGTTGTCACCCTGCTCGCCGGTGCCACTGCTGGCCCAGCAGGTGGTTCTAATACTCAGGTCCAGTTCAACAGTTCTGGTGCATTAGCTGGTTCTGCTAATTTGACTTGGAGTGGTACTGCGCTTGCAGTCACTGGAACATTCAGTAGCACCCTTGGAGCAACCATTCAAGGACTCACTGTAGGTCTTGGCGCAGGTGCTGTAGCCACCAACACTGCGGTGGGTGCAAGTGCTTTGGCGGCAAATACAAGCGGAACCGAGAATACAGCAGTTGGTGTTAGCGCATTGTCTGCAAACACAAGCGCAATTTATGGCACTGCTTTTGGTTCTAATGCGTTGGCTTCTAACACTACTGGAGACGCAAATAATGCTTTCGGTCGGTATGCATATCAATCAAACACCACTGGTGCTGGCGGCGTAGCTTTTGGCTCAAGTGCGTTGCGAGCAAACACAACAGGCAGCTTTAATGTAGCTGTTGGCTCTGAATCACTTAGATTTAACACCACAGCCTCAAACAACACTGCTGTGGGTTATCAGGCGGGGTATAGCATTTCTGGTTCGCAGTACAACACCGCAACTGGTTCGGGTGCTTTGTATTCGCACACAACTGGCAACGGTGCAAATGCAGCCTTTGGTTACAACGCATTTCGTTTGACCACAACTGCTGAGAGTGGCGTGGCAATCGGCACAAATGCCGCATATAGCAACACCACGGGATCGTATAACACGGCTGTTGGCAAAGATTCCCTCTATTCCAACACTACAGCTTCATTTGGCACTGCTGTAGGCTATCAGGCAGGGTATTCAAATACAACAGGCGACACAATAGGTGCATTTGGCTATTGGGCGCTCAAATCAAATACAACGGGCCGTAATACTGGTCTTGGGCCGTATGCCTTGGCGGCTAATACCACGGGAACAGCCAACAATGCTTTTGGCGATTCACCTTTGTATTACAACACTACAGGTAACTACAACACCGCCGTTGGTCGTGAGGCATTATTCAGCAGCACTACAACCTCAAGCAACACTGCTGTAGGCTATCAGGCGGGGTATAGCGCAACTGGTGCTGTTATGACGGCGGTTGGCTATCAAGCGGGATACAGTAATACTGATACTGGGGGTATAACAACATTTATTGGATATCAAGCTGGATATCAAAATACATCTGGATACGGCGTTGCTGTTGGTGGAAATTCTGCGCTTACCAATACGACAGGAATTCAATATGTTGCAATTGGCAATAACGCAATGCGCCTCAACACGACTGGTTCATACAATACTGCAATTGGTGAATCTGCCCTTCGCTCCAACACCACAGGCGGGAATAACACTGCGATTGGTAGACTTGCTTCATACTTAAATACCACTGGTGCGGCCAATACTTCAGTAGGTTCGCAGGCTTTGTATTCCAATACTACGGCTGATAACAATACGGCTGTGGGTGCTGAAGCTATGTACGCAAACACAACTGGAACTGCAAATACTGGCTTGGGAAGGTATGCGCTGTTCTCCAACACCACAGCCTCAAACAACACTGCTGTAGGGTATCAAGCGGGGTATAGCAATACAACAGGCGCAATGACCGCAATTGGCTATCAAGCGGGATATTCAAATACAACGGCTCAAGGCCATGTATTTGTAGGTTTTCAAGCTGGTTTTGCCAACACAGGTTCCGACAATACTTTTATTGGTGTTGTAGCAGGTACTGCAAACACAACTGGTTCCTACAATACCGCAATTGGACGGTCTGCACTTCCGTCCAACACCACAGCCTCAAGTAACACTGCGGTAGGTTATCAGGCGGGGTTTACGAATAGCACGGGCATACAAAACCTGTTTTTAGGGGCACAAGCGGGATATACAAACAATGGAACCAGCAATATTGCAATGGGGTTCCAGACTCTTTACTACAACTCATCTGGCGGCTCCAATGTTGCAATTGGCGTTCAAGCCCTTGTCAACAACACCACAGCCTCATACAACACCGCCTTGGGTTATCAAGCAGGATATTCAAATACCACAGCTACGGGCCAGTGTTTTATTGGGTATTCTGCTGGGTATAACACCACAACGGGCGCTGGTAACACTGCTGTTGGTGGGTCTAGCCCCTTGTACTACAACACTACAGGTGGAAACAACACGGCAATTGGTTTTGCCGCTTTACAAAACAACACCACAGCCTCATACAACACGGCTGTGGGCTATCAGGCGCTTTATGCAGTCACCACAGCAGCCAACAACACTGCTGTTGGCTATCAGGCCGGTTATCAAGCAACTGGGGCTGACAATACTTTGTTAGGTCGGTCTGCTGGCTATACGCTTACAAGTGGCACACAAAATACTTTTGTAGGTTATGGTGCTAGAGGAAGTTCAGCATCTGCCTCAACTCAAATTGTTATTGGTTATGATTTAACTGGGCAAGGCGATAGTTATGTAACTTTAGGCTCATCAACAGGAAAAGTTTATAACGCTTTTACAGTCAACGCCACTTGGACTCAAACCTCAGACGGGCGTTTGAAGAAAAACATCCAAGAAGACACCCTTGGCCTGTCATTTATCAATCGTCTGCGCCCTGTTAAATTTACTTGGAAACCCAGCAACGAACTTGAGCAAGACAATCCATATTACGCAGAAGAAAACAAGCGTGACACGACAACAGTTATTCACGGATTGATTGCTCAAGAAGTTAAGGCGGCTCTTGATGCAGAGGGCGTAGACACTTTTGCTGGTTGGGATATGGGGCCAGATGGCATACAGGCAATCAGCCGTGAAATGTTTATCAGCCCACTGATCAAAGCCATCCAAGAACTCAAAGCCGAAATTGATAGCCTCAAATCTCAACTCAACCAAGGAGCTTAAACCATGACAACTTTCACCACGACCATCACCTCGATGTACGCCTTGCAACAGCCTGATCCCAACTATGTGGTCAACGCTTTGTGGGAAGTCACTGGCGTGGACGGGGAATACACTGCCAGCATCGGTGGCAACACCACCTTTGACTCGAGCCAAGCGCCTGAAACATTCATCCCCTACGACCAGCTTACCCAAGCTATCGTCATTGGCTGGATTCCAGAGAACGCCATGGCAAGCGCACAAGCCTGTGTACAGGGCCAGATCGACAGCATGATCACCCCGCCTGTCAGCCCACAGAACACCCCGTTGCCTTGGGTCGCACCTGCGGTATAATACGGGTGGGCAACCCGCTGGCCTTAAAACAGCGGACAACATCTTGGAGAGTATTTCATGCAAAAAATCGCATTTTCAACTGAGCTGGTCAACGCAATTCTGCAGTACCTTGGTAACCAACCCTACGTTCAAGTGCAACAATTGATCAGCGGTATTCAGCAAGAAGCGCAAGCTCAGGCTGCCCCCGAAGTCGTCGAAGTCGCGCCAGTAGCGGAGTAACTCGATGTCGGATTCCCTAGACACCCGTTTGGCCGTGCACGAGGCCGTTTGCACTGAGCGGTACAACTCGATCGATCGTTCACTGCGCGATGGCGACAAACGGATCAACAAGATCGAGATACTCCTGTATGTGCTTCTGATCGCCGTCCTGTTCGGCCCGGGGGTGGCTGGGGAATTTGTCAAAAAGATGCTGGGGATCTGAATGAGTGAGGAGAAGATTCAAGCGATGGAAAGTAAAGGTGCTTTAATCGAGAAGATCACCTTCGCGCTTCTCCCACTCCTTTTTTCTTGCGTCGTATATTTGATGAGTGCACTGTCTAATCTAGCACACGAAGTCACCATACTTAACAGTAAAATATCACTTGTGGTCACTTCGGACAATCGGCAAGCGGTAAATTCTGGGGCCGAATTAGCCCGAGAAAAGCTGCGTCAAGACCTTGAAAAGGAAATTCAACGCAACCGCGACCAGATCGCGGAAAACCGAATGCATATTGCAATCTTGGAAGAGAAGACTCATGTTGCTAAGCCGATCAAAACCATAACTGGGAAGGATTGAAATGATCCCAATCGTCGCATCACTACTCGGCACTCTGGCCCAGAATGGTCTGGGTCTTTTGTCCTCGGCTATCCAAGCTAAAGGCAAGGAAGTCGTCGAGAATACTCTTGGTGTCAAGATCTCCGACAACCCCACTGATGCTGAGGTCGCCAAGTTGCGCCAACTCCAGTACGACCACGAGGAGCGACTGCTGGAGCTGGGTATCGAAAAGGCCCGACTAGAGCAGGAAGAACTCAAAGCGCTGCTGGCAGCTAAAGTAGCTGAAGACAACAATGTGACCGACCGCTGGAAGGCCGACATGTCTTCCGACTCTTGGCTGTCCAAGAACATTCGCCCCGGCACGCTGATTTACATCTTGACTGCCTACCTGATCTTTGCTGGCCTGAGCGCCGCAGGAATCCAAGTGCAAGAGTCCTACGTCGCCCTGCTGGGCCAGTGGGGCATGCTGGTGATGACGGCCTACTTTGGTGGTCGCACGGTCGAGAAGGTCATGGAAATGCGCAAAGGGGGCAAAGAATGAGCCTTAGCCAAGAACAAGCCGCGTTCCTCCTCGACGCTTGCAAGCTCATTCAGCACGCCACGGAGCAGGGGTTCGTGGTCACCGGTGGGGAACTGGCTCGCACCCCGGAACAGCAAGCGATCTACGTCAAGACTGGTCGTTCCAAGACCCTAAACTCCATTCACCTCAAGCGCTGCGCGATCGATCTTAACTTCTTCAAGGATGGGCAGATCATCTGGGACAAGGGTATCCTCGCCCCTCTGGGTGTCTACTGGGAGTCTCTTCACCCCAAGAACCGGTGGGGTGGAAATTTCAAGTCGCTGGTGGATTGTCCGCACTTCGAAAGAAATGTAGGAGCTTGACTCTAGAACGAAATACATGTTAAAATCTGATGCACTGATCGATAGAGGATAACTATATGACTACTGCTGTAGTGATGACTTACGATAGTCTAGTGCTAGACATCCAGCAGTATCTGGAGCGTATTGACGCAGCCACGCTGGCCAAGATCCCGCTCTTCATCATGCTCTGCGAGCAAAAGCTTGCAGCCGACATCAAATTCCTCGGGAACCTCACCGTCAACGCTAGTACGATGACGATAGGGGCCAGCATTATCGACAAACCGGCCCGGTGGCGCAAGACCGTGTCCATGAATATCACCGTAGCCGGGGAGCGCCAGCCGGTGCTACTGCGCAAGTACGAGTACCTTCGTGAGTATTGGCCCAATGCCACCACCACGGAAGTTCCGAGATATTACTGCGACTACGACTACACCCACTGGCTCGTGGCCCCCACTCCGGCGCTGGCCTACGATTTCGAGGTGCTGTACTACGAGCGTGCGCAGCCGCTGGATTCAAGTAACCAGACCAACTGGTTCACCCAGTACTCACCCCAAGCCATGCTCTACGGCTCGCTCCTCCAAGCTATGCCCTATCTTAAAAATGACGCCCGACTCCCGATGTGGAAAGCCGAGTACGACGAGATCGTGCGAGTGCTTAAGGGCGAGGATCTCACCCGTATTGGTGACCGACAAGCAACGGTACTTGATTCATGAGTTACAATTCCCCTTTTACTGGTAACGTCATTCAGCCCACCGACGTTTCCTACCGCCGCATCATCCTGACCACTGACTTGCAGTTGGAGTGGCCCATCAATGGTACTACCGACGACGCCGCTGCCGCTCGCATCATGGAGGTGTCCACCGCTTCCACCGCGCACGAGCTGTGGATGCCACCGGCTAACCAAACATCCGTGGGCCAAGACGCACTGATTCGCAACGTCGGCGCTGTCGCTGTAACGGTTAAAGACTACTCCGGTGCGAACACTATTGTAACGGTCGCTGCGGGGCAAGCCCAGTACATCTACGTTATCACCAATGCTACCACCGCCGGTACTTGGGGCATCATCGCTTTCGGCATCGGTTCCTCCGGTGCGGATGCCGCGACGCTAGCTGGCTATGGATTAGTCGCCATTGGGCAGACTCTGAATCAATCGCACCCTGTTACGACTTTTTCATCGGATAGGGCGGCGGCGAGCGCTGATCGAGCCGAAACGCTGGTGTGGACCGGTGGTGCGGGTACTTTAACATTGGATGCAGCAGCGACGCTGGGTGAAAATTGGTTTGTATTGGTGCGCAATTCCGGTACTGGTGCGCTAGCAGTCAACACCAACGGGTCGGATCTACTCAATGGATCACTCACTGTTACTTTTCAAGCTGGCGATTCCGCGATTATCGTCTCCTCGGGCACGGCGTTCTACACGGTGGGGCTAGGCAAGAATTCGCAGTTCAACTTCACACAACTCACCAAAGCGGTGACCAGCGGCACGTACACACTGACGTCCGCTGAGGCTACGAACGTTATTCTAAAATTTACCGGTACATTGACTGGAAACGTGACGATTGTCGTACCACAAACCATCCAAGTGTACTATGTGCAAAACGCCACTAATGGCACTGCGTCTAACTTTACAGTCACGATTTCTACTGGGGTGTCCGGCGCTTCTACCGCTTCTATCGCGTCGAATCAGCAAGCCACATTGGTGTGCGACTCGGTAAATATTCTCAACGCTAACACTGTGCTTGCGGGTTCGGTATCCATAGGCTTGATCGACGGCAGTGTCGCCAGCCCCGCTTTGTATTACGGCAACGAACCCACCACGGGCATGTACCGCGCCGGTTCCGGACAGTGGAACGTGTCGATTCTCGGCGTGCTGCGCTTGACGCTCACCGCTACGGGGTTGACCTACGCGGGTACTGGCACATTCACCGGGGGCATCTCCGGGGGCGTCTTTACATGACCGTTAAAGTCTTTGCGCTCGACACCAAACCCGGCATCCAGCGGGATGGTACAGTGTTCGACATGGACTTCTACACTGATGGCCGGTGGGTTCGATTCCAGCGGGGCCGTCCACGAAAAATTCGCGGGTACAAGCAGATTAGTGCGGACTTTGTGGGTCCGTCACGCGGCATTTGGTTGAACGCACAGGACAACTTCACCGCCATTTTTAGTGGATATAGTGATGGACTGCAAACAATAGCTATCGATGAAAACGGAATTGGTGCGGGGGCTAGCACATTTACGCTGAACGGGTTTACAGCAAGCGCACTGAATTTGTGGCAATTCGACGGTTTCTACAATCGCGAGGGGGCGGACAACACTATCGTAGCTCACCCGGGACAGAACCTCGTAGCGATCGATAGTACCGCTAACACTCCGGTGCTTATAGGCAGCATCACCGGAACCACGTTGAATGCGATCGGTATTTTTACCATCGCTGCTACACTCGCTACCTCCACTACTGTTACCGTGGTCAGCACCGATCTGATTGGCGCGGGGCAGATCGTCACGGGTACCGGCATACCGGCGAACACTACGGTGGTGTCAGTCACAAATGCTACTGTATTCACGATTTCTAACGCTGCTACGATCACCGGATCGTCTACACTCACGATAGATAACGACGTGGATGTTTCTGGTGGCGTCGTAGTGCTGCACCCCTACATTTTTGTGTACGGTAACGACGGACTCATCCGTAATTGCGCAGCTGGTAACCCCGACGACTGGGTGAGCGCTGATGCTAACGAGACAAACGTTGCTACCGGCAAGATCGTGCAGGGTCTCCCGGTGCGCGGTGGTTCGAACGCTCCGTCCGGCCTGTTTTGGTCGATTGATTCGCTGGTTCGTGTGTCCTACATCGGGGGCCAAGGAACACCGGCTCAATACTGGCGCTACGACATTATCACTAGTCAAACGTCGATACTTTCCAGCCAGTCGGCTATCGAATACGACGGTATTTACTACTGGTGCGCTGTGGACCGGTTCATGCTTTACAACGGTGTGGTCAAAGAGATCCCCAATAACATGAACCAGAATTACTTCTTCGATAACCTTAACTACGCACAGCGCCAAAAGGTGTGGGCGACCAAGGTTCCGCGATTCGGAGAAATCTGGTGGTTTTATCCACGTGGCGACGCGACCGAGTGCACCGACGTGATCATCTACAACGTGCGCGAAGGTACTTGGTACGATGCTGGCCAAGCCAACGGTGCAAGACGCTCAGCGGGGTATTTCTCGCAGGTGTTCCAATACCCCGTCAATGCTGGCTGGGATGTAATCGAAACGGAAATCGTGTTTACAGCGAGTTATGCGTTGATATCGGGCAGGACGACCCTTACCAGCGACACCTACAACGGCGATGTAGAGCTTGGCCAAGTCGTGACCGGAACTAATATCCCGAGTAACACGGTAGTTAACAACATAACATCGAGTGGTATTAAAACACTCGGGGCGATTACCGGGGGTTCTTTGTACACCAACGGTACTTACACTAACGTGGCGCTCACCGGCGGCACTGGGTTTGGAGCCAGGGCTACCATAGTGGTGGCGGGTGCTGTGGTGACTACAGTTACTATCACTACACTGGGTGCGGGGTACATTATCGGCAATGCCCTCAGCGCTACGGCGGCGACCATTGGGGGCACGGGCAGCGGGTTTTCGGTTCCGATCACTGCGATCTGGACCCAGATCATTACGCTGTCGCAAGCGGCCACAGCGACGGTAACGGAGACGTTGACGTTCAGCACTCCAGAAGATCGAATCAACCTGTGGCAGCACGAATTCGGCACCGACGCTATCATTGGGGATGTTCAAAACGCGATCGAGAGCTACTTCGAGACCAACGATCTGGGGTGGGTATCCGGTGGTCCGTCGCAGTCCACCGGAGTTGGTGACAACATCGGTTTGCACATCGAGCGTTTGGAGCCGGACTTCATCATGAGTGGCGAAATGGAGCTGTACGTGTACGGTCGTCCATTTGCTCAAGCCGACGACATTATCACCGGGCCGTACTTTTTTGACCAGACCACTGGGCGAATCGATCTTCGCGAACAACGCCGCGAGCTTCGCCTACGTTTTCGTAGCAACGTGCAGGGTGGTGACTACCAGCTTGGCCGTTTGCTACTCAATGCCGACACCGGCGATATAAGGCCGTACTGATGGCTGTCGCACTCGTCTACGATCCACGCTACCATTCTTGGGACTCTTGGGCGAGCCTCATGTGCGAGCTGTATGCGAATCAGCAGCTCGAAATCCCAAGCGTCGAAAAAAACTGGCAGCAATGGGCGGCGGGGTTCAAGGGAATCGACTTGCTTGCAAACGAGGCGATACCGGACCCCTACGCTTATGATCTCTGGTATGACTGGGCCGAAGCCGTGGTCAATGCCGTTAACCCCGCAGTAGGTGCATAATGGCCACAGCAGACTCATCACTCGAAGAAATCAAAGAGGTTAACCGAATCTGTCGTGAGTACTTTGCGCAGGAAGCTTCATCGCCGCAGCAAGTGGAGCAGATGATGGCCGGATTGGTAAAGCTCACGAAAGACAAAGGCGCGAAGCTCGTACATCTTGGTAACACGGTATTCTTGGTCATCGTAAAGGGTAAAGGACTCGTCGAAGTCCACACCATGACCACGCAGGAAGACTCGGTATCGTTGTCGCGGAATTTCATTCAGCTTGCGCGTTACCTCAAGAACATTGGTGTGAAGACAGCTTACACTTACACCGATGACCCCAAATTCGCGATGGTGGCCAAGCGCACCCGTCTGCCTTTCCAGACCAAGGAAGTGCAGTACCCGGGGACGGACCAGACCACCACTGCCTACTACATGACATTCTGATATGCCAGCAGCATTACCAGTCATCATCCTGATCGGTGCCGAGTACGTCGGTACTGCGGTTATTGCTACGATTGCTGCGGACGTCGTAGTATCCTCTACAGTCGCGACAGCGGTGGGTGCTGCCACTATCGCGGGGACTGCCACGGCTTTGCAAGGAGGTTCGCCCAGTGATGTGCTGAAATCCGCTGTTGTAGGCGGCGTCGGATCGTATGTGGGGTCGTACGTTGGTAACGTAGTAGGAACGGAGGTCGGCGCTGTGTCCGGCTCCCCGGTGGCCACCACCATCGCTACTAACGTCGCAAAGAATGTGACCGCTGCCGCAATCACCGGACGGGATCTCAATACTGCTCTGCTGACTGGTGTCGCTTCCGGTATCCCGCTGGCGCTTGGCTCAATCGATGGATTCAACAGCCTACCCGATTTGGCTCGTAATGCGATAGCTAACGCCACCGTGGCTGCTGTCACCGGTAAAGATGTCGGGACTGCTGTCGTGGCCTCAGCGCTGCAAAGTGCTAACGTTCTCAGCTCAGCGATTAACTCGAACGAAACGACTAAAGCGTTCTTTTCGGACCCTGCGAACAAAGCGGCCACCACGCTGGTGTCCAATGCGTTTAACTACAGCATGAGCGCAGCGATTCGTGGTCGCGATGTCTCAAGCGCTCTGGAAGCATCACTCACTCGATCACTGGCGGAGATCGTAAGCTCAAAAGCGAACACCGAACTTAAAGAGTACACGACTAGAGCGCAAGAAGCGTACAAGACCGCACAGGCCCAAGAGCAGTCAATGCTGGCCGCAAGCGAGACAGAAGCCAAGGCAATTCAAGCATTCAACGATGTTAACAATCCGTTGCGGGAAAAATTCGATAAGCAAAAAACGCTGATTGACGATTTCAATGCAAAAAAAGCTACGTGGCAATCGATGGTGGATGAGGGCGACAACGCCGGTGCTAACGCTTATGTGGGTAAAGTCAACGAGGCGGCTAAGCTGGCCAATGCTGCTGTAGATGATGTAAATAAATACTATACAGACAATAAAGACGTTCTGGCCAGTGCCAAAAAAGCGTACGACGATGCGAACAGCAACGTGGTGTCCACCAAGGACGAGTATAATAAAACACTGGCCACGTTGAAAGACACTTCGACCGAACTCGACAAGAATCTAGTAAATTACCAAAGCCAAGTAGATGCGGTGGTGGCTAAAGCCATTGATCCCTACGAGACCACCAAAGACGAAGCACGCCAATACTTCGCTAATCAAGGCTACGAAGCTACCGAGGACGAGCTTAATAAATATGTCGGGCTGAATGAACAAGAGAAGACTGGGCAGACGATCGAGAGCACGTTTGACCCTTTAGCCGTAACCTCGGGCGAAGCGTCAGAAGGATTTTCTAAAGAAGGTTACAGCGCGACGCAGGACCAGATTAAAGAATATCTGGGCAATCGCAACGAAGCCGATACTATTGCGGCACTCCGTGCTAAGTATGACCCCTTGGCCACGATGGCTGATGAAGCGACCGAATTCTTCAAGAAAGAAGGGTACATCCCGACCGAAGAGGAATTAAAAGATTACGTTGGTAATAAAGCGGAAGTCGACACCTCTCGCGACATCTCCGCTTACGCCGACCCTCGTGCAGTGATCGAAGAGGAAGCGCGTGCCCAATACTTGGCTCAAGGGATACCCGACCCCACCCGCGAGGAACTCGACAAGTATATTCAACAGCGCACCGAAACCGAGGTGTTGGCTGAACTGGACAAATTCGCGGACCCAATGGGGACCACCGCGCAGGAGGCTCGTGCCTTTGCTGCTAAGTATAATCTTAACCCCGATAGCATCGACAATCTGGCGCAGCTCACCGACATGCGCACCTCGGAGCTTGGCTCTCAAGAATCGCTGAGCGAGTATCGAAACGCGATACGTTCTACAGACCCGGAATACTACAGCGCTCAAGATCGGGCGTTCAAATACGCGATTAGCCAAGGCAAATCGCAGGACGAGGCCCGAGCCTTCGCGGATGAATACGCCAAAGCGATGGTGGGGCGCGATGTGGAATCTAGCGATAAGCCCACCCTCACTCGCGACATCGGACCCGTGATGTTTGGCGGTCAAGTGGGATCGGAAGACTACTACGCGGCACCCGGCACCCGATTAGCCACGATGGACGAGGTGACCGCTGATCAGACATCTGGTGGTGGCAAGACTTATTATGACCCCAACGTGAACGCGTGGGTGACGAGCATCACACCGGACATTGGCGACCTGAGCAACAAGCAATCCGTAACGACCAAAGAGCTGGCCGATTACCAAAGCGGCGACGGCTCCTACCGTGTCCCTAACCCTGATGGCAGCTACCACATGTACAGCTCACAGGGCGTGTATATGGGTGTATATACAGGTAATGATGCATTTGTCAGTTACGAACCCGAGCTGTCACCGTTCGACGTAAAACCAGACTTTGCCGGGTATCCAATTCAGAATTTTGGGGGTGGCGAAGAGGCAAATTGGGATAGTTTTAACGATTCTATGAAAAGCATTATGGAAGAGCGCGGCGGCTTTCCAGTAGGGTGGCAGCAAGTCGGTACTGACCGTGTTTTCGTCTACGATGATGGTACTGGCATCGGGATGAACGAGAATGGCGACCCCTATGCACTCGACGAGGACGAAGTCACCAAAATGGTGGACAACGGGCTGCTCAACACTGCGGCGTCGGGTTACGAATTCGGATCCGACACCGAGGGGACCAGCGCCAGCACGCCCTACAAGAACATCCCCGGGGCCAAAGTCCCGACGTTCAAGATGGTCAACACCCCCGGCAGCAGCACGGGCTTTGTATCTCCTACTCAAAAGTCCTCGACTTCATCCAGCGCCCCGATATCCTCCACATCCCCCAGCGCCTCCTCTCCCGCGTCGGCTCTCCAAGCAGCAGCGGCGAGCGACAAAGCGCAGGGTTCGACCCTTGGTAAAATACCCGGAAGCTGGGTGGGTGGTCTGGGACGTCCGTCCACATTCATTGACCCATTGCAAGCTACCGGACTTGACATCACCGGACAAGAGGATTCCGAAGATATGTATTCTACATCACCACTCGCCGCAGCCGCCGCACCACGCCGCGAGGAGGAAATGTCCTTGCAGCCCGAAGTAAATTATTACTCGTATGGGTACGAACCGAGCTACAGCTCGATCATTCAGCCCTACAAGAACCCGAGCACCATGTACGCTAAAGGCGGCGAAGTCATGAATTCACCCCTCATGGCCGCGCAGGGCGGTGATGTGCCGCACAAAGGCTCCCACTACGTCCAAGGCGCAGGGGGTGGACAAGATGACCTCATTGATGCTAAACTCGCGGATGGCGAGTACGTGTTGGACGCCGAAATCGTGGCGTCGTTGGGCGATGGGTCCAACAAGCGCGGAGCGGAGATTCTGGACAAATGGCGCAAGAGCATTCGAAAGCACAAGCGGTCGGCATCAATCGATGGAATTCCACCCAAGGCTAAATCGCCTTTGGAGTATATGAAAGGTATCAAATAATGGCTGACATGTTCCAAGGCAGTGCGCTGCCGAATATCACCACCACCAAGACGGACGTTACCAGCGGCCCATCGTGGTACAACTCGTACCTACAAGACCTTGCACAGACCGGAACGCAAGCGCTTCAACGCACGCCCGAGCAAGCGGTGGCGGGGTTCTCGCCTTTGCAAACGGCAGCTATCGAGGCGACGCCCGGTGCTGCAACGTCTTACCAACCCTATATGCAAGGTGCTCAGACGGCGCTGGGTAAAACCGCCGGTTTATCGGCAGTGAGTGCGGCGAACCCCTACGTGTCTCAGGCAGCGCAAACCGCGCCCACCGCTGTGGGTCAGTATATGGACCCCTACCAGCAGCAGGTGGTGGATGAAATCGGGCGGCTGGGACAGCTCAACATTCGCCAAAATCTGCGTCCTATGGCCAATGCACGGTCCGTGTCCGCTGGCGACTTTGGCTCCAAACGTAACGAGGAGATCATGGGGCAAACGCTGCAAGGCGCATTGAGCGACATTACCGGGGCGCAGTCCAAGGCTCTGAGCAGCGGCTACCAATCCGCGCTCGCTGCAGCACAAGCCGATAAGTCGCGCCAGCTGCAAGCTGGACAATTGATGGGCCAGCTCACTGGGACCGACCTTACGAACGCGTTGCAAGAAGCGCAGACCAGCGGGGCACTGGGAACCACCGCGCAGACGCTAGGTCTCAAGGGCACCGAGGCCACCTTCGGAGCTGGCGAACAAGAGCAAAAGCTGGCACAGGCGCGGCTCAATGCACCACTCACGCAAGCCACCAATGCTGCGAACGTGTTCACGAACCTCAAAGTGCCGACCACCGTATCGCAAACCGCAAACGCTCCGATTCCCGGCGCGTATGCCAACTCGCCATTGTCGCAGATCGCGGGTCTGGGTACGCTGTTCTCCTCCGGAGCTGGTGGCTCACCAAGCGCAGTGAATAACGTGCTCAAAACGGTGTTGGGCGACAAGACCTACGCTGACATCGCGTCCAAAGGAATCTTGGGTGCGATCACAGGTATTAAAGATGTACCCGGTATAACAACGCCCACGTACGAGGACAAGTCTAAACTGCCCGACAGTCCGATGTACGGATACCATATGAACGAGGATGGGACGTACACCGACCCCGCTACTAACGCAATTTACGACAAAAACGGTATTAAGATATGGGAGCCTACGGATATTCAAGACGACACCGGACCCGTAGCAACCACTGGTCAAGAGGAAATCGAGAGAATCCTGCAAGAGGAAAAAGCTGAGCGCCAGCGGATAGCCGACGAAGAGGAAGCCGAAAGAATTCGGCAAATGCTCGAAGGCGAGGAGTAAAAAATGGCCGAAGATACTGCTGCAGATACCTACAGTCCACTGCTTGCCAAGATGCTCCGGATGGACCCGGACAAAGTCGCCAGTGTGTCGCTTTCGGCTCTTGGTCGTCAAGCACTAGGGTCCGATTCAGAAGAGTACCAAAAGGCGAAGACCGAAGTCGACGCCGCTCGCGAAGCGATGGTGAAGGCACTGACTGACCGTCGTGGTGGACCTGACCCCTCGATGATGGCACTCGCTCAGGGCTTTTTGGCTCCCACGCGCACCGGTTCTTTCGGTGAGTCACTGGGCGCAGCCACCGGAGCGTACTCCAAAGCTCAGCAAGACGAGGAATCGCGGCTTCGGGATGTCGCCAAGATGCGCTACGAGCTGGCGCGTGCTGGGTTGTCGGACGAAGAAGCTGCAGCCAAGCTGGGTCTCTCGGTGGTGTCGAAGCTCACCCCGCAGCTAACCGCGTACCAAAAGCAGGTGCAGTCCGAAGGCATTGACCCGCGCAGCCCCGAGGGTATCTCCCGGATTAAAGATCTGATGGCCGTGGATAAAGCCACACCCGAGATGAAGACGTTCGCGGCTCGCTCTGGAATGTCGCTCACCGACCCCGCGTTTGCTGCAAAATTCGAGGCGTTCGAAAAGAATAAGCCGCTGAACGACATCGCGGTGCGCTTGAATCTAGACTTGACGAACCCGATCGATCTCCAGAAAGCACAGCAAGCGTTGCAAGCCGAAGTGTTCAAAAAAGAGTCGCCCGAAGTCGCCAAAGCGTTGGATTCATTCGGTGGCAACCCACTCAATCCCAAAGATCTGGCACGGGCGCAATCGATCGTGTCGAAGAACATCCGGTTGGAGCAGGAGGGGAAAGAGACTACCATCGAGCAGAGCCGCACGCAGACCAAACGGCTCCGGCAAGAAATCGACGAGCACGTGCGCAATCAGGATTCGCAAGCCATCGCCGCAAGGGCTACCGAGGTGGGTATTCCACTGGCGACCACCAACCGCTACGCCGGTTTGAACAAAATCGAAGCGGCAGCAAAACGCAAGAAAGATGCGGAGGATGCAGATCACTACATCCGCGACAAAGTCTCGCCTTACGTGGGTGGGCTGGAGGACGACATCTCCAATTTGAAGCGCGCGCTGTCACTCAACACCGAGATCAGCACTGGGGTGACCTATGGTCTTCCCGGTGTCGGCGGAGTGGCCAAGGTGCTCTCTGGTGATCGCGCCAAGATCAATGAATTCGACTCACTCTCCGCGCTGGCTGCGAAGCAAAACCGCATCCCGGGCGACTCCAACGTATCGAACCTTGATGTTAAGATGATGCAACTGGGAACGTTCAGCAGCGACAAAGAGCCAATCACCAACAAGACTATCATCCAGTACCAGCTCGCCCAACGTGAGCGCGATCGCGACTACAACTCGTACATCAGCAATTATGCGGCTGTTAATGGCCACATCGGCCCAGAAGCGCAAGCGCAGTGGCGCAAATATTTGGACGCGAACCCGATCACATCGCGAGACGATAAAGGCAGGGTTATTCTGAATCCCAACCGAGCCACCTATCAGCAGTACTTCACTATGCCCCGAGTGCGGGTTGGTGCAGACGGGCAGGAAAGACCATAATGACTAAAGAACGAATCATCAATGGCGTTATCTACGAATTCCCGGATTCAATGAATGAGGCGCAGATTCGCAAGTTCGAAATAGGTAAAACTGGTGGCAGCGCACCCACTTCCGCACCCGGTTCACCCAGACCAGCTCCGGCTGGACCCCGCCCTTCCGCGCTCCTCGATGGGTTCGGCGGTGCTGCTTTGCAGGGCTTAACCATGGGGTTCTCGGATGAGGCTATTGCCCGAATGCGTGCAATGGGTGGGAAGCACTCGTACGAAGACTACGTGAAAGCGGAACGCGAAGGGCAACGCAAATATTCGGAGGACAGTCCCATAGCGTCCACCGCCGGGGAATTGCTGGGTGGCGTGGCCCCCGCGCTGCTCACTGGTGGTGCTGGAGCGATCCCGGCAGTCGCCCGATCAGTGGGTCCGAAGGTCGCTGGATTCTTGGCTGGCAAAGCCCCTTCCGTGGCTCGGATGATGGGCTATGGTGCAGCATCCGGCGCTACCAGTGCCGTGGGTACAAGCGAAAAGCCGCTGACGGAGCTTCCTGCGGAAGCGTTTAAAGGGGCAGCTTCCGGTGCTGCACTCACCGGGGCCACAGGTGCTCTGGGGAAATACGTGGTGATGCCAGCGTTCGGCAAACTCAAATCCGCGATGGGGTTCGGCGACGCTAACAAGATGGCCGACGTGGTTATCGCGAAAGCGCTGCAAAAAGATGGGTTAACGCCGGAACAAGCGTTGATGAAGATGCAAGCGGCAGCAAGGGGCGAGATCACTCTAGCGGATCTTGGCGAGAACACCGCTGCATTGCTGCGTAAAGCGACCGCTGCGCCCGGAGCTGCACGCCGAGAAGCAAAAGATACGCTGGCTACCCGCGAGTTGGAGCGAATCCCACGGGTGAGTGAGGATATGCGCACACTAATGTCGGGGTCCAAGGATTTTTACACCGATGTACAAGACCTGATCAAGAAGCGCTCAGCAGACGCCGATTCGTTGTACCAAGCAGCTTGGGATTCGAACGCGCGATTTAGCTCCAAGACCGCGCCGGACATCGAGCGGCTTCGTAACCTTCCGTCATTCAAAGATGCGATGAAAGCGGGTGCGAAACGGATGGCCGACGCCGGACTCGATATCACCGATCCGAAGAACACTCTCCGTGGATTGCACGAGACAAAAATCGCGCTGGACGACATGATCTCGGAATCCATTCGTCAGGGTAAAGGTGGCCAAGCCAGCACGCTGATGAGCATGAAAGAGCGGCTGCTCAAAGACATGGAGAAAGCTGCGCCGGAGTACAAGACCGCACGCCTCGCCTACGCCGGGGATTCGGAGATGCTCACCGCGATGGAAGAGGGTCGCAAGATTTACCAGCTGCCCGAGATGGATATGCGCAAGCTGATCGATCGATTCAAGGACAATCCGTCCGAGTTCGACGCCTTCCGTGCCGGTATAGCCCAAAGCATGCTGGAGAAGCTTCGGGTTGCCGGACCTACCGCCGATCCTATGAAGACGGTGCTGGGACGCGACATGGAGCAAAAAATCCGTCGTGCTTTCCGCGATGATGACGCTTTCGATCAATTCAAGCGCCGGTTGACCGAAGAGCAGCGAATGCTCACTACCGAAAAGACTGGGTTTCGCAAGACCGCGCAGGACGTGGACCTCGATTCGGGCGCTTCCGGTGTGGGCGCTGCTACCCGGCTGGTGCAGGGCAACCCGCTCGGCGCTGCGATCGAGGCTACCCAAGCCGCCGTGCCTCGCCTGACAGGTATGGGACCCCGCGTATCCACACCCGTTCAGCAAAAGCTCCTGACCCCCGCCACTGGGGTTAACCCAGTGATGGATAGTATCATGCAGAGCTTGAAGGCACAAGAGCAGATGTTGATGCAAGCTTCCACCGCCGCTAATGTTGGAGCGGCTAATCTGGGCGGCTTGGCCGGTAAGCGAGGCACTCCGGAGCAGTACCCCGAGGACACGCTGACTCCCCAGCACTTGGAGATGCCCGTTCCACCGCCCCCGCAGCCTTCTCCCGGCCTCGGAACGCCTCAGTAGCTATCTAAGTAGCTCCCACCCCCTCTAAGGGTCTCCGTGAGGCTCTCGTCCGATTCGCTTACACAGAGCTTACATGCGCATGCACGAGAGAACCCCAAGATAGTCTATCTGTTCCATAATAATGGAACGGCGTCTGGAACAGTTAACAGGCCGAGAGGCCGCGTCGGTCGGGACTCTGAGTGGTTCTGTTCCATTGTTCCATCTGTTCCATATCCGGTCGAGGTTCTGTCAACGAGCTGCGACAAGAATTCCCCCGCGTGCGCATGGAACGGTGGAACAGATGTCCTGTCTGTCGAATGGGAGAGGGTGTTCCATCATGTGTTCCATTGCTATGGAACGGTGGAACAAACGGTGAGGGTTGATGTTCCGATGGCGAGATGTTATAATTCTATCAGCCCACGGAAGTGGTGTCAATAATCATAGAGGTATAGGGGTAAACGATGACAAGTCTAGTGAAAGACTTTGCTGGCCTCTTCTCCGGTAACTTACGAAGTTACGGGCAGTGGGACCCAGCAAGTGGTAGCATGATCACCGAAAAAGGTGAAGTAAGGATAGAGGACTATGAAAATCATATCAATGGCAAAATGGGTCTGGGCATCGTGCCTATTACTGACGGGGGTACTTGTCTTTTTGGTGCTATTGACGTTGATAAGCATGACACTCCGGAAGACATTGATTTCCGAGCCATTGCTGATCGCATCCGAGAATACCGCCTACCGCTTGTTATGTGTCGGACTAAGCGAGGAGGAGCGCATCTTTATCTGTTCGGTCAAGAGTATCTCCCGGCCAAGCAAGTCCAACGTATACTAACCAGCTGGCGCGACATGCTGGAGATCCAGTACAAGACTGAGATCTTCCCGAAGCAGGACTCGCTGGTGACCAGTGGTGGCGAAAAGGCACTGGGCAACTGGATCAACCTCGGATACTTCGACGCCGACAAGACCGCCCGGTACGCGTTCGATGATGATGGCAAGCCGATGTCCTTCGAGCTGTTCGTGCAGCACGCCCAGTCCAAGCGGATCACGGTCGCGGAGCTGACTGAGCTATCCCAGCGTGAGCATTTGGAAGCACCGCCGTGCATTCAAAAGATGATTCACTCGGGTGTGGAATCCGGAGCGCGAAATGAGGCCATGTACAACGTGACCGTCTACCTCAAGCGAGCACGCCCCGACACGTTCTTCGATGATGCGATGGCGCTGAACAAGACGATGTTCGATAAGCCACTGGGGCCATCCGAGGCCAAAAAGGTGATTAGGTCGGCGTCGAGGCGTGACTACCTGTACAAGTGCGCCGAGGCTCCATGCAAAGACCTGTGCGATCGCAAAGTGTGTATCACCCGTGAGTTCGGGATCTCGATGGACGAGATGAAAGATCTGGATGCACACGACTCGCTCCCGCAGTTCACGGAGCTTATCGAGTACCAATCGGAGCCACCCCGCTGGGGCATCCATGTCAACAGCAAGCTGATCGCAAACATTCCCACGGTGGTGCTGCGCGACCCGGCTGCAATGGGTACACTGATATTCGAAAAGCTCAAGCTCAACATTCCCAAGATCACTCAGGAATCGTGGCGCAAGAGGGTGTTGGACCCGCTGATCTCAACGCTGCGCGTGATCGAAGTGCCGAAAGAGGCGTCCGCTGCGGGGGTGATCGTGTCCAAGTTCCACGAGTTCGTGCAAAAGGCCGACCTGTCGAGCGATGGTTCCAACATCGAGGATCGCAAGGCGCTCACCCGCAACATTCCGGTGGTGCAAGTCATCAACGGCGTGCGCTGTATAGTGTTTAGAGGCACAGCGTTCAGCGAGTACCTCAAGCGCAACAAGGCCGAAGCGCAGACCGGGATGGATCTGTGGACCACCCTCCGGCGCGACTGTGGCGCGGATCACGACAAGATGCGAATCCCGGGCGGCAAAACGCTCAATGTATGGTATGCCCCAATCACCGAAGATCATGAGGTAAAAGTCGATGAACCCAAGTTCGAATCCGAGTTCTAATGTCCGCATTGACTACGATCCTAAGACTTCTCGCTTCGTCATTCACACACCTGCGTGGATGGTCGACAGAGTGCGCAAGATTCCTAACCGGCGTTGGGATTCTAAGCGTCGCGTGTGGACAGCTCCTGCTTTACGGGCTAACAGCGACTTTCTCCTTAGTAATTTTGATGACGGTGTGTTCACAAGCATCGCTCGCGAAGTTGCAAATCAGACTATCGAACGTGTATCGCGATCTGTAACCCCGTTCCCGGTCCTGTATCCATTCAAGACCAACCCGCGCCAGTACCAGCGCACTGCCCTCGACCGGGCGTGGGGGAAGGAAATGTTCGCGTTCTACATGGACATGGGAACGGGCAAGACCAAAACGGCACTGGACCTGATGTCGGCCCACTTCATCGACGGCAAAGTCGAGCGAGTGTTGGTGGTCACGAAGTTCAGCACCCGGCGTAACTGGGAAGCCGAGATCGGAATTCACTGCCCGGTACAATGCGATGTGCACGTGCTCGATACCTCCAAGGCGAAAGCATTCGAGGAGTGGAACGCACGCACCGATCAAGGCCTTAAATTCCTGATCGTGGGAACCGAATCGCTTGCTGCTGGCAATGCAATAAAATACTCCATGACGTTCGTCAATTCCGCGCTCGCTGTGGCGATGATTGTGGATGAGGCGCACATGATTAAAACGCACAACGCGGTGCGCAGCAAGAATTGTGTGGACTTGGGCAAATCGGCACGGTACAAGATCATCATGACCGGCACGCCGATCGCCAATGGACCCATGGACGTGTTCATGCAGTTCGAGTTCCTTGACCCTAATATTATCGGGATCGGAGATTTTTATTCATTCCGCAACCGATATGCGATCATGGGCGGGTACGAAGACCGGCAGATTGTGGGATACCAGAACATGGAGGAATTGATCGAGCTGATCTCCCCCTTTGTGTACCAAGTGCGCAAAAGCGACGTGCTCACCGAGCTGCCGCCGAAGATTTACGAAACGAGAGAAGTACAACTGAATGAAGAGCAAAAGCGACTATACAAAGAAATTGCTAAGCGTGACCGCGCAGTATCTGGGGATCGAGGCATTACCGTTAACACCGTCCTCGAAAGAATGCTCCGATTACAAGAGATCGCCGGAGGTATCATCACCTACGAGCGCAACCCGGATACCTACAACACCGCGAAGTTCGAGCACACACGTATACCGGGCAAGAACCCCAAGATTGATGAATTAATGTCGGTGGTGGAAGAGAACGTATGCAGTACAATCATTTGGTGCCGGTTCATCGAAGAGATCCAGATGATCACGGAAGCACTGGTCGAGAAATACGGCAAGGATTCGGTGGTGCAGATATATGGTGCAATCGACGAGAACACGCGGTGGGATAACGTGTCGGAGAAGTTCCAAAAGGGTATCGCCCGGTTCATCGTTGGTAATGCGGCCACCGGGGGTGTGGGGCTGAACATGACCGCTGCCGAGTTGGTGGTGTACTACAGCAATTCATTCTCTTTCACTGATCGCGAGCAATCGGAAGATCGGGCGCACCGGATCGGGCAGACGAAATCGGTGACCTATATCGACATCGTAGCCGAAGGCACGGTGGACGCGATCGTAGTGGACGCGCTGCGGAGCAAGAAGGACGTGTCGGAGTTCGTGCGCACGAGCATTGCATCGAGAAACGAGAATCTATTGATGGGTGCATTAGGGTGATGTTATAATGAGTCCATCTGATAGAGAAGTGAATAGAGGAGTCCCAGTGCCAAAGGTGTTCGTAACACAAGAAGTGACGACCGCGAATTATAGCGACATCGAGCGATTCGGTGAACCTGTATTCCTGTCTGCGTCGGAGGTAAGCAATGTCCCAGATTCGCTCCACAACCAAAAGCTCGTTGGCCTCATCCGCGAACGATTTCATGAGTACGATCCCGGAGTTGACTTCATCGCCCCTAGTGGATCACCAATTATTGCGGGATTGGTGTTCGCACTTGCTCGCGAAAAGGGCGACACATTCAACGTCCTCAAATGGAACAATCGAGATCGAGTATATACAGCAATCCGTATCGGAGTTAAAGGAGTCACAGGTGTCTACTGAACAAACCAACGAATATTCGCAATATGATGGTCTAACGCTGGTGGATCTGGTCCACGCGATGTCCACCCTGCAAAATCGCAAAGAAGCGATGGAAGATCAGCTCAAGCTGATTAACAAAGAATTCGACTTCCTGCGAATCACCAAGATCCCGACGGTCATGGAGGAGGACGGCGTCGACCGAATCAATGTGACCGGCATTGGCCGGGTATCACTCACCGCCGATATGCACGTCAGCGTCAAGGCTGACCAAAAAGCCGCATTCTTCGAGTGGCTCCGCGACAACGGGCGTGGCGATCTACTGCAAGAGAATATCAATCCAAGCACCTTGAAGGCGACCGTCAAGGGCATGTTCAAGAAAGGCGAGGACATCCCGGACACACTCCTCAATGTCTCGCCATTTACACGCGCTTCGATCACGAAGTCGTAACCCCAATTCGGCGCAAGCCGGATACGTGGCACGCCCCGGCGTGTCTTTTTTAACTCATGGAGTAATGCAAAATGGCTAGTAAAAAGAGTGAATTAGCGACGGCTAATAGTAGTGAATTGGTAGTATCGAACGAGCTGCCCGATTGGTTACAGGGTAAGGGTGCTGCCCGTGGTGCGGAAAACGTGACCACGGATGACATGATTATCCCGCGTATCGAATTGGTGCAAGCACTGTCCCCGGCGCGTAAGAAGACCGATGCGGCCTACATTGAGGGCGCAGAAGAGGGCATGCTGTACAACAACGTAACCCGCGAGCTGTACGGCGAAGCGGTCACTGTCGTGCCGGTCTACTATACCAAGCAGTACTTGGTATGGAAAGATCGCAAGGCTGGTGGCGGCGGTTCCAATGGCTTCCGTGGCGCGTTCGCGTCCAAGAGCTTAGCGGACGATGCGATTGCAGCGTTGGGCGAAGAAGGACTGGAAGCGGTGGACACTGCGCAGCATTTTGTGCTGGTGCGCTACGCTGACCAGTGGCAAGAAGCGGTGCTGTCGATGGCCAAGTCCAAGATGAAGGTATCGAAGCGTTGGAATTCGCTGATGCGACTGACCAACACCGATTCTTTTAGTAGGGCTTACAAGCTGTCGGCGATCACCGAGACCAACGCTCGGAACGAATCGTACTTTAACTACAACGTGACTCCGCTGGGGTTCGTCCAAAAGGACATCTACGAGCGAGCCGAGAAGCTGTACGAGACTATTCGTCAAGGCGGCGTCAAGGTGAGTGCGGATTACGACGGCGAGGTGGCTGCGGCTGCTGAATCGGAGTATTGATTAACGGGGGCTTCGGCCCCCATCTTCTTTTAGGATATAGACATGGCAACGAAAAAAGACCCCAAAGACGAGGCATTCGGTCGAGCACCAGTGGCTGAGCAAATGGTAGTGTCCGAACCCCAGGTCGCTGTCCCGATAAAACCCGCTGAGCAGCCCAAAGCAGTACCTTTCACAGCCTACCCCACGCTGAACGAGGACGAAGCGCGGCGCGTGGCGACGATCAAGGCGAAGACTGACGACATGGTCACCTACCTCAAAACGCTGCGTGATTCATACCACGATGCGGATGTGCAGCGAGCGCTATCCGTTGCGATCACCGACGTGGAGACCGCGAGTATGTGGGCGGTACGCGCTGTTACTTGGAGGGGGTAATGCAAGTCGAGGCCATCTACGGACCACCCGGGACTGGCAAAACGACGGAGTTACTAAGGCGAGTAAAGGAGACACGCGACTCGGGAGTGCAAGCCGAGCGCGTGGCTTTCGTATCTTTCACCCGTGCAGCAGCCAACGAGGCGCTATCTAGACTGGGACTACGTCGCTCCGACAACGTATCCACGATTCACGCGATGGCATTTCGCCATATGGGAATGCGCCAGTCACAGGTGGTGGACCCGATGAAGCTGCGCGAATTCTCGATAGTGATGGGTGTGCCGGTAATCGGCAAGTCGCCCGAAGACGATGAGGAGAGAGCAGATGGGGATTTCTATCTCGACATACTCAACTACGCTAGAAACACGTTTAATGATCCAGCCAACGTTTACGACGTATCGGACCGACCCGGCACCCGTGCCGAGTTCAATGCATTCGTTCGGGCGTATTCTGAGTGGAAATCTACGTACGGTTATTACGACTTTACCGATATGCTGGAACGAGCCGCTAAGGGGGCGGTCCGCGCCGACGCCGAAGTGGTCTTCGTCGACGAAGCTCAAGACCTATCACCTTTGCAGTGGGCTGTCATCGAGAAGCTCTGCCGACGTTCTCACCAAGTCATTATCGCGGGGGATGATGACCAAGCGATTTACACGTGGGCGGGAGCAGACGTGCACGGTATGGCGCGATTCACACAAAGGCATAAGGGTCGTAATACGGTCCTCTCGCAATCGCATCGACTTCCTTCTACAGTCCACTCGCGCTCTCAAGACCTCATCCGTCGCGTCAATTTCCGAGTGGATAAGACATTCAATCCCCGAGCGCATCTGGGACTGGTCCGAGTACACGGCTCGATCAACTCAGTGGAAATCGAACACGGGACGGATACGTTATTACTGGGACGGACGCATTCAGTCCTTCGCGAAGTTGAACAATCGCTCATTGAGAAACGCATACCGTACACCCGCGAGAGTGGCCGACCGGGAATGTACCAAAATCGTTACGCCACCGGTGTTCGGGCTTTCCGCAAGCTTGGCCGGGGTGAGCGAATCGCAGATAGCGAGCGGAATGCAATATTTGCGATCGCTACTGCAGAGACCCGGGCAGACCTCGAACGTAACGATCACGCCTTTGCCAAACGACCGTTTTATGTGGCACTCAATGTCCCAGCGCGGGTTATTGACTTCTACTCCGACGCCGACTTGGACGTGGCCCCGACTATTCGACTTAGCACGATACATGCTGCAAAAGGGCACGAAGCGGATCGAGTCATTCTTCTCACGGACATGACCACCCGGGTGCAGCAGACCGCTGAGAAATCGCCGGATGACGAGGTCCGAGTGTTCTACGTCGGGATGACCCGGAGCAAGAACGTGCTGGACATCGTGGAGGGGTACAACGGGTACAAACTGTAGTAATTGACGGATCATTCCAGCGGTGATATAATGGCCGCTTCATTAACCAACTGATAGAGGACGGAACCTAGATGGCATACGACAACACCAATTCCGGCATGATTGCCCGGAACGAGAATCGCAAGACCGAGAATCACCCCGAGTTCACTGGCTCACTCAACGTGGAGGGCGTGGACTATTGGGTATCGGCGTGGGTGAACGAGGGCAAAGCGGGGGGCAAGATGGAGGGCAAGAAGTACTTCTCCATCAAGATCAACCGCAAAGAGCAGAGCGCCGGGGGCACGGTTCGACCAGCACCCACCGGGTTCCGCGACGACTTCGACGACATCCCGTTCTGATGATCGCATTTCCACGAATCGACCACGCCCCGGTGTTGGTCATAGATACCGAGACTACGGGGTTGAAGTGGTGGGAGGACCGAGCATTCGGCATTTCCATCGCACTCCCCGAGTTCTCCGGGTACTGGGACATCCGCACATCTCCCGGGGTGATCGGGTGGCTCAACGACCTGATCCGCGAAAAGCGGGTGGGTACGTGGGTGGGGCACAACATGAAGTTCGACGTGCACTTCCTGCGCGAAGCCGGGGTGGCAGTACCTACGGACCAGATCGACTGCACGATGATCCGGGCAGCGCTCATTAACGAGCACGAACCGACCTACGCGCTGGATTTCTTGGCTCGCAAGTATGTCGGCATGAAAAAGGACGAGGAGATGTACGAGGAGCTGGCGAAGCTGTTCGGCGGTCGCCCTACCCGCAACATGCAGATGCCTAACATTTCCCGAGCACCGGAGCACGTGGTGTCCAAGTACGCGATCCAAGACGCGGTGGTCACGCTGGCGCTGTACAACTGGCAGCAAGGAGAAATCGAGCGGCAAGACTTGCACCAAGTGCTGCGGCTGGAACGCGATCTAATGCCGGTGATCATCGACATGGAGGAGCAGGGTGTGGCGGTGGATGTGGAACAGGCCGAGAGGGCCGTCCATGGCCTCACGAAGCGCATCGACGAGATGCAGCGGGGTCTTAATAGCCTCGCCGGTTTCGAGGTCAACCCGAACCCCTCCGGATCGATCGCGGATCTATTCAAGCCCACGCTACGCGAGGACAATGAGTGGTATCTGATCGACGGGACCAAGGCCGGAAAGACCGACGGCGGTAAGGCGTCGATCGACGCTGACTGTCTGCGTCGTATGAAGCACCCAGCGGCGGCGATGATCCTCGACCTGCGAAAGGCACTCAAGACCCGCGATACCTTCCTCAAGGGCCACATACTGGGACACCAGCACGATGGAATCATTCATTGCAATTATAACCAGACCAAAAATGATGCCGAGGCTGGTACAGGGACTGGACGGCTATCGATTACTAATCCCGCTCTGCAGCAGATTCCAAGTCGAGACGTCGCCATTAAGTCATTGGTTCGTCCGATTTTCCAAGCCGATTTGGGGGCTGAGTGGCTGGGTCTGGATTGGTCACAATTTGAATTCCGAGTGGCTAATCATTACGGTCAGGTTCCCGCGATTCTCAAGGCCTACGAGGAGAATCCGGACTTGGATTTCCACCAACTGGTGAGTGACATGACCGGGATTCCGCGAAATGCGCAGTATGCGGGTGGCCCAAGCTCCAAAGCGATTAACCTCGGACTTGCGTTTAACATGGGGTCCGGACGGCTGGCGCAGGAATGTGGACTGCCTTACACCGAGGAGGAGGGGCCGAATGGCAACGTCTACCTCAAGGCTGGACCCGAGGCGATGGCGTTGTTCGAGAAGTACCACGCTGCGAACCCCGGAATGCGCAACACCTCGATGAAGGCCAGCGGCATTGCGAAAGAGCGTGGATTCGTGCATTCAGTGATGGGGCGGCACATCCGCTTCCCCGGTGGTCAGTTCGTGCACAAGGCGTCGGGGCTTATTTACCAAGCCACCAGTGCGGACTGCATGAAGCTAAAACTCATCGAGCTGCACCGCCATCTGCGCGAGCGCCAATGTGGTCGGCTGCTGCTGACCGTGCACGACGAGGTAGGGATATCACTAGATAACGATTCGAAGCACGAAGCCGAGGAGATCGCCCGACTCTATACTACATTCGACGGCGTCGAGTGTCCGATTAAACTCCGAGTCCCGATTCGCTGCGATTGGGGTTTGGGCAAAGACTGGTACGCAGCAAAAGGATAAACATGGAAACAATCAAGATGGTAGTGGATCTGCAGTACGGTAGCACCGGCAAGGGGCTGATCGTGGGGTACTTAGCGGAGGAGGAATCACCCGACACGGTGATCACGGCGTGGGCACCCAACGCGGGGCACACCTACATCAGCAGTCAAGGGCGCAAATACATCCACACGCATTTGGCCAACGGCATCGTCTCCCCCTACCTCAAGCGCGTGCTGCTTGGACCCGGGTCGCTCATCAACCCGCATCAACTGCTGGAAGAGATCGAGGCGAGCAAGGCGCTCACGCAGTTCATCGAAATACTAATCCACCCCCACGCCGCGATCGTCACCCAGCGGCACGTGGACGAGGAAGCCGGACCGATGACCAAGATCGGTTCCACCAAAAAGGGCGTTGGTGCTGCGATGATTCAGCGCATTCGGCGCAACCCGGACGATCTAAACATCGCGGCCAACTGCTCGGAGCTTGCGCGGTACGTGACCACCACGATGGGCTACCGGGCCGCGCTGCGCGAAGCTCGGCACGTGCTGATCGAGGGGGCGCAAGGATACGGACTCTCGATGTACCACGGGTTCTACCCCTACACCACGTCGAGGGACGTGAGCACGTGGCAAATCCTCGCCGATGCCGGGATCTCGTACGATATGCTGGTGGACAAGTACCAGAACACCCGGCTGCAGGTGATTGGCACTTGCCGTACCTACCCGATCCGGGTGGCGAACCGATACGACACCGAGGGAATGCAAGTGGGGTACTCCGGGCCGTGCTACGACGACCAAGTGGAGATCAGCTTCGAGGATATAGGGCAAAAGACGGAGCTTACCACCGTGACCAAGCTGCCACGCCGGATTTTCACATTCAGTGGGAAGCAGATCCAAGAATCGATCGAGTACAATGGTGCACGCGAAGTGTTCCTCAATTTCGTCAATTATGTGCGCGAAGAGCGAGAGCTGGTCTCGATAGTGCAAGCGATCGAGAGCGACCAAGCCATTGTGCGCTGGATCGGCACCGGGCCGACCTACAACGACGTGCACGTTATCGATCGTGGGGCGCGAGCACTACGGATGAACCAGATCATTAACATTTGGAAGGCCCAACGCCATGCTGCAAGTTGAATCAGAGATACACACGGATGAAACCAATGAACTCCCGTGGGGGATCGACCCACAAAACCCCGCCATCGTCGTCGATGCGAAAGGCGCTGCCGTCGCGTCTTTCGAGGTCCGTCACCATCTACGGGGCGTGCTCGGCAACTGCGACAAAAACGCAGATCTCGCAGTTCGTTCAATCAACGCTTACAAGAAGCGGGGCGGGGCCGATATACGTCAGTTACAAGATCGGATCACGCAATGGGCTGACGCTAACTTTCCTGAGCGCACGACGAAGGATATTCTACTCAAGCTCTACGAGGAAATTGGTGAGTACTGTCGTGACCCACAATCGGCGCTAGAAATGGGCGACATCATGATCCTGCTGCTTGACGTGGCGTACAAGAACGGTATAGATGTACACCGGGCCATCGAGATGAAGATGGATATCAACGAATCGCGTCAGTGGCGGGTGGACGAAAACACTGGGATCATGCGCCATGTCTAAAGCATTCGATGAATGGTACGAGCAGACCTTCGGCAACGTGCTTGGTTCGCAAGACGAGGACAACCGGCAAGCTGTGAAGAAGATCTGGAACGGCGTGCTGGAACGGGCCGCTAAGAAGCTAGAAATCGAAGAGTTCGACGCATTGGACGGCGAGCAGATCGCCGATAAGTTGCGAAGGATGAAAGAGCGATGAGCAAAGCCGTCGGAGCAAGGGGACAAGCATGATTCACCCTGAAATAACTGTCACTCTAACGCCGGATGACATTAAGCTGTACGACCGTGCCAGAGAGATCGGCCTTCCAAGCATTGTGGTGTCAATGTATGGTGACAGAATAAAAAAGTTACTGGCCGAGGAGCGATCAACAGAGCGTGAGGCGAACGCAAAGATGGTAGACCACATACTTAAAGAAGATGGCGGCACATGGGGCGATGCCATCAGAGCAAGGATGAAAGAGCGATGACACAAGAAGAAGAAATCGAATTCGCGCAGCTTAAATCCGCGAGGGATTCGCTTTTGTTTACTGTTGCGAATTTGCGCGGAGACATAGCGACCTTGCATGCCATGTACGAGCAGGTTTACCGTCAACGGGATGAATTAATGGATATACAAAGGTCAATGGTCGAAGCTTTGCGTGGGAGAATTCAATGACGGAATACACACACAAAACATATAACACGATGCGGGTTTATGTGCCTGCGGGTATGTATTCAATCGCAGAAATAGATCAATTGCTTGCCGACATGATAGAGGCGAAGAAACAACAAGATGAACATTTGAAAGCGGCAATGCAATCACTTAAGGAGAAAAACACATGAGTTTAACGACGGCTGAACAATTGAGGGCGTGCCATGTACGCCGGTGGCATATAGTGCAGGTGGCCCGGGAGCAGACGCTAGCGGAGCATTCATTCGCGGTTGCGGTGATCGCCGGATCGCTCGCCACTGCGATGCGCTGGACGGGACTGCTGCACCACACACTACAGCTAAAGCTGCTGCAATGGTCCCTTTCCCACGACCTGATCGAAGTGCGCACCGGGGACGTGCCGACACCGTTCAAGCGCTTCCTCGAAGAGGCCGGGGGTGCTGGCGTGCTGGAGAAGGCCGAAGATCTGGTGGACCGGGAGCACATGGGGGCGTACCGGCAGGTGAAAGGGAGCGAGATCGAAATGCTGGTGAAGCTGGCGGACCAGATCGAGGCGATCTACTTCTTGCAGGACAACGGTATAGGGGCACATGCCAAGCAGGTGCTCGACGAGCTGCGGCAAATCCTTGCTGGTATGGTCACCAGCATGGAACGGGAGTACCCCAAGCTTGGGGTGCGCGAGGGCGTACGTCGAGTATGCCAAGATATAGGAATACATGGAGGATGGTTATGAAATGCTTGCAATGCGGTAGCGACACACGGGTGACGACTACCTACCAAAACGTGGACCTGACTACAAAGCGTCGACGCGAGTGCTTGGTCGAGAAATGCGGATTTCGGTTCACTACCCGGGAGAAGCCCGAGACCGGGGAACGCCCGGAGCTGGACGAGCGGGAGCGTCGGGTGCGGGATAGCGAGGATTGACAGAGGTATAGGACGTGTGGTATAATCGGGGATTCATCAACATATAGAGGGCACACACCATGGCAACACCACTGTTCTACCATCCGGACCAAGACGTCGTATTCGACTGGATCTCGACCAAGAAGATCCCCGAATTCGTGCGCCAGTCGGACCGCAAGTACCACATTCCCACGCCGCTGACCGTGGACCAGATTGCAGTGGCTCACGATCCGAAGTTCGTGCGCTCCGTGATGGACGGCGTCACCGAGAATGGGTTCGGCAATCGCAACCCCGAGATCAACCGGTCGCTGCTCGCGTCGAATGGCTCTTTCCTCGCCGCCGCAGTCCATGTCGTGGAGAATGGCGGTGTGGCGTGCTCCGCATCGCAGGGCTTTCACCACGCACACTGGGACCACTGCTACGGGTACTGCACGTTCAACGGGCTGATGGTCGCCGCTGTGCACCTACTGGAGCGGTACGACATCCAGCGCGTGATGATCGTCGACGGCGATGGTCACTACGGGGACGGAACCGACAACATTATCGAGCTTTTGGGGCTGCGCGATCAGGTGCCCCACATCACCCGCGATAACTTCGGGAAGCTTCGCTTCGCCGGGGCTAGCACTGCGAAGTGGAAATCGTACTTCGAGGACTTGCTCAAGGACCACAAGCCGGGTATAATAATGTATCAGGCTGGTGCTGACGCATGGGACCAAGACCCGTACGGCGTCGGTTATCTATCCGTCAAGGGTCTTATGCGGAGGGACAGCGGTATGTTCGAAGCGGCAAAAGCAGCGGGGATCCCTCTAGTGTGGAATCTTGCTGGCGGCTACGCGGACCCGATGCAAAAGACGATAGACATCCACCTCAACACCCTCCAAATGTCCGACAAGGTTTATTATGCCACCAGCACCTAAAAAAATCCCCGCCGGGTACTCGTTTCATGATCTAGCCGAGGGTATAGGACGAGGCCATAAGGTAATGCAAATGGCTCCTAAAGCGGCTCGGATTCCTAACGCTGAGCGTGTACTCAGACCCAATGAGCTGGAATTGGAGGTGCTAGAACGATTCTTTGACAAAGGCTACCTTGTAAACCCTAAAGGCGAAAGACTCAAGCCCCGGGTGATTCCCGAGGGCCACCCCACCACTGCCAAGAGGGCGATGGACAAAGGGCACTTGCCCGAGAGCGGAAAAATCGTGTTCGAAGACCCCACAGGTGCATACGAACCGGGGGAATATTTAGGTTTCACCGCGAGGAGCACATCGGACTTGGCCGGTAACCCGATGGAAACGTTGATGCACGCGAACCAAAAAAGTGGGTGGTTTGGTGGTAAGCCCTCGCCCTATGGATTGACGACCGTCGGGATGCCGGAGGGTATAGGCAAATCGGCCTATGCTATGATGTTCGACGCATTGCGAGCTGGGAACCACCTAAACTCCGTCGACATTTTGACCAACATCAACCAGCTGCGCAGACCCGGCAACGTGATGTCCTCCGGTCTCGCCCACGGCGACTACGGCCTTTTACCCCTGTTCCAAGGTGGCGGCGGCGACCCTTTTCCGTTCATGCCCATGTATGGCGGTAAACGAGGCGACGCAGAAGAAGAGGCGTTGAAATCGCTGCTTGGCCCGGGCAATCGGTACGACACCGCGATCAACACCTCGGCTCGCGACACGCTGCGCTTTTCGCCACAAGCCCAGACCGGACTGCTGGCGCTACGAGAGGCCCAGCTGGCCCGGGCGCATGGACCCGAGGGGCTGGCGAACGAGAGCATTTTCGATCTTGCCAACCCGATGGATTTAGACGCACTCAAGTGGTACGCCACGCGAGCACGGCAAGAGGGGACGCAGCCCTACAGCACCATGGGACCGGCAAGGGCATTTGGCCCGGGTCTTCTTGGGCGTGCGGGTTCCACCGAGGCGTTTATAAGCGGTATGGAGCGCGGTATAGACCCGGAGGACGTAGCTCGCAAGCTGCTCGAATTGCCCGGGGCCAGCGATGCGATCAAAGGACGGTATAGAAAAGGGGGACTAGTTGCAGCACTTGAAAGTTAACCTACAAGCGATCACTGATGAGCGGGGGGCCGAGTACGGCGATTTCACACATCAAGGGATCATCGCACAAGATCTGAAAGAGTACATGCGCGAGCAAGACGGATGGAAGCGGCTGAAATCGCACCAGAAGGAATCGCTCGACATGATCATGCACAAAGTGTCGCGGATTCTAAACGGCAACCCGGAGAACCGGGATTCGTGGGTCGATATAGCCGGGTATGCCCAGATCAGTGCCGAGAGGATACTTGACACATGATTCCACCCGTGGTATAATAAGGCCTTCCACAACCAACCGATAGAGGACAATATGAGCAAGACCAAAACCCGCGCCACGATCACCACCGCGATGATCGACGAATTGGCCCAAGTGCGTGACCAGTTGCGTGCACTGACCGCACGCGAGAAGTTACTGAAAGAAGCGCTGCGCGAGGACTGCGCAGGGCAGGACATGGTGTACAAAGGCAAGGCCTACCAGCTCGAAGTGAAGTTCACGAACGAGCAGCGCTTGGACTCCGCAGCAGCCCGTGCCACACTGGGCGAAGAGTGGTGCAAAGAGCACATGAACAGCGTCGAAAAGATGAACATTCGCCAAATGGAGATCCTGTAATGCGCCCTTTCAACCACACACTGCTGCAAACCGTTGAACGCGTAGTAATCCTCGCCGCACTCATCGTGCTGGCGCTCGACTTTTTACTTTGGAGACCGGGATGACCGATGAAGAACGAATCCTCGACCTTGCACTGGGCGACGCACTCGAAGACATTCGAAGGCTGGTCAAAGAGAACGACCACTTTCGAAAGCTGCTTACCGAGCAAGAGGCTCGATTTCGCAACATACGCCAGTTGGCCGATGTGGCCTTCCTCCCGCCCTACGACGTGCTGGATGAATCGACTGGCGAAACAGACTAAGGGCAGACCATGACAGAAGACGACATAGACGAACCCGAGGAATCCGAAGAGACCGAGCAAACGTGCCCCGTGTGTCGAAGCGACATGCAGGTGCGGATACTGGCTCAAAAGTCGGACCCCCGCTTGGACCTTTCGTGGGCCAAGATGGGCTGGTTCTGCTACGAATGCGGACACCAAGGCGAGACTTGGGAAACGCTGGATTGATCGGACAATACTTGACAGATTGTCCCACGCGTGTTATAATAGCATCTTCATCAACCAACGAATAGAGGACTACACAATGGCTCACGAACTACACACAAACGCTGCCGGTAAAGCATCCATGGCCTACGTCGGCGAGACCCCGTGGCACGGTTTAGGTCAGGTGCTGACCCCCGATGCGAATCTCGATACTTGGACCCGCGAAGCCGGGTTCGACTGGACCGTGAAAAAGGGCGCGATCGCCTACGAGGTGCGCGACGAGAACGACGCACCGGTGCGCATGCAGACCGTACCCAAGCGCTGGGCGTTGTACCGGAGCGATACAGGTGCTCCCCTTTCGGTGATGTCGAGCAACTACCACATCACTCAACCCCGCGACGTGATGGAGTTCTTTCGCGACTTGTGCGAGGTGGGCGGCTTCAAGATGGAGACCGCTGGGATGCTGCGCAATGGCGCGACTTACTGGGCGTTGGCCAAGGCTGATGACTCGTTCGACGTGGGTGGCGGCGACGTGGTCCTGCCTTATCTGCTGCTCGCTACCTCGTGCGATGGCACATTGTCCAACAGCGCACAGTTCACGACCACCCGCGTCGTGTGCAACAACACGCTGTCCGTTGCCGTGGGCAACAAATCGGGCCAGATCCGGGTACCGCACAGCACGCAGTTCAACCCGGTGCGATTCAAGACCGAGCTGGGTCTAGTCGGGGGAGCCTGGGACCAGTTCAAGTCGAACGCCACGACGCTGAGCAAGCGCAAGGTGTCGAAAGAGGAAGCCGCGAAGTACTTCCTCGACGTGTTCTACGGCGAAGAGGAGGAGATCGACCCCAAGGCTAAGCGCCCGATGATCGAGCTGGTGACCAAGATCTACCTCGACGGTGTGGGCCAACGCACCAAGACCGCGACCGGCACCGCATGGGGCTTGCTCAACGCAGTCACCCGGTTCGCCGACCACGAGCGTGGTGCAACCTCGCGGGACACCCGCTTGCAGTCCGCTTGGTTTGGTGCCGGTGCACGCCTCAAACGCGACGCACTGGACACCGCATTGTCGCTGGTATAATAGGGGGGCTGCGGCGAAATGCTGCAGTTGCCAAGAGTTCGGGGGGGCCAGCGATGGTCTCCCCTTTTTTTAGCATAGAGGACAAAAGCCATGACCCGAACCGTTTGGACGAACGAAGAAAAGACTGCCGTGTTTGCATCGATGATCGATGTGTTTATCGAGCAGCCGCTCACCACCAACCGCACCGCGATGCACCACGCGCAGAATGTGCTGGTGAAAGATCGTCGTGTGAAAATCACCGACCAACGCGTGCACACCTACAAAGCGCGAATCGCGGAGGCGAGAACCATTGCTAAAGCCCGGGTGAAGAATCTGCCCAAACCGGCACCTGTGGCTACCGAACCCGCGCCACCCCCGCAATTGCGAAACGATACCGATATAGGCGTACTTTTCGCCGCTCTCGTGGATCGGCTCGTGGAGCAAGTGCTCGACAAAGTCGAGGCTCGGCTGCGTGCACAAGTGTACAAAGATGTGGACGACCAGTTCGACGCGGAATACGCCAAGCGAAATGCCGAGTTCCGGCGTGCGTCGATCGATGGTGGCTGGTTGCCCGATTCGTGCAAAAAGCCGCGTCCCTACATTCTGGTCGTGGGGTTGCTGGATAGCCAAGCCAGCATGGTCGCGACCCAGTACCGAAAGCAGAATGTGGTCCTGCTGTTTTACACAGCGGACGAGGCGAAATCTAGGGCTATACCGAAAGTCGACGCGGCTTTTCTCATGACCAAGTTCATAAGCCATGCAGCGCAGGACCGGGTGCGTGCGGTGGTCCCGGTGGTCAAGCTCGTCAACAGCGGCATGCACTCGCTGTCGCAGGAGATCGATCGGTTCTTGGAGGGGGGTACTTGACAGATTGTCCCACGCGTGTTATAATTGGGCTTTTCAACCAACCGATAGAGGACAAGCACCATGGCACTGACCAGAACACAAATCGTTTGCAACATGAGCATGTACGGCGTCGAAGACATCGACCAGTACATTCGCGATCTGACCGACTCGATCACTTACAAATGCTCCGGTGGCCACATGGTGGTGGCCGGGTTGATGTCCGACGCGCAAGAGCTGCTGGCCATGGGCGACACCGAGCGTGCACGCAAGACTCTGAACATCGCAAAGCACGTGCTGTTCGAAATCGCTGATGGCCAACTGGTCGGCACCGTGGAGCGCGTATGAATCGCACGATCTCCTACCAAGACCTTGCGGCGGTCTTTCGCCGTAAATTCGCCCAGTCCGACACCTACGGCTTGCAGTGCGCATTGCAGGACTGCTACGAGGTGCTGCGCATCCACGAGCACGAACTCGCATCGAGCGAGTACGTGCGCAAGGTGTGGTGCGAAATCGACGCGATCCGCGATCGACAAATGCAAATTCGCAAAAATGTTCGTCAACTCGAAGAAATGAGGGCTTTTCCATGATGATTCTGAACACAACGATGGATTTGGTCGACGCGATTCTCAATCGCGAGCTGCAGCCGTGGTCCTATTCTGGCCGCTTCATGTACGGCAAATCGTGCGTCGCTTGCACTATCGAGCGGGGCAGCGACCTAGAGGGCTTGCCGAAAGAGGGGTGTCGCGTGGACCATCTGGGCATGGGCTACGTGGTCTATTGGCCCGATGCCGAGTGGACCCCCGGCGTGCAAGAGTACGTCGACACCGCGCAAGATCCGTCCGGGATCTTTGTAATACGGCTGTAATACTTGACAAAGGTATTGCCCCCGTGGTATAATTAGACTTTTCAACCAACCGATAGAGGACAACGAATGAAAGCACTCCCAGCCAGCTACAGCATCGAGTTCAGCGCATGCGCCGGATTCGGCAACGCCGGTCGTACAGCCACGATTTACGACCTCGCCACCGGCGACAGCGTGATGAACGGTGGCTGCGGCCAAACGGATTTGGAAGCCGTGCTCGAGACCTTGGTCGCTGAGGGCTGGGGTTTCGATCGCGCTTTCGACATGAACGGCGAAGTCATTCGCAACGCCGCACGTGTCGTACACCACCACTGCGAGTAATACCTTCGGTATACTTGACAAACTGTTCCACCCGTGTTATAATTAAGCTTTTCAACCAACCAATAGAGGACATCACCATGAACGTAGCAATCATCACCAAAACCAGCCAGCAAGTCGAAATCATCGCTAAAAACGGCGGCTGGACCACAGCCCGTGTTATCGGCAATACGAAGCAGATCAAGCTGCGCAACGGCGAGCTGTCGGGCCACACCGTCGTCGACGCGCCCATCACCCGCGCCTACATTGCCAAGGCCGAGCAGAGCACCGAGAGCGCCAAGGCTCCCCGCTCGAAGCTGCCGATCGAAGATCGCAAAAATGGCGTCGTGTACAGCGGCTACCTGCCCCAATACGTGTCGTACAGCACCGTGACCAAGTCCGGCGACGTGAAACGCTCGATCGACAAGGGCGACGCCGTGGCGCTGGCTCTGCGTCCGATGACGCTGGAGCAGGTGGTGGCCCACGTGTCGAAAGCCACCGGCATCTCGCAAGCCGGTCTGCGCGAGCGCTTTGGTCACCTCAATGTCGGCATGCAACGCATGAATCTCGGCAACATGCTTCGCAAAGCTTTGAAGGAAACCGCAAATGCATAAAGTCCGCGCTGCGGTCCGGGTGGCTTCGGCCACCTTGTCCGGCGAAATGCTGCTCAACGGTCAACGGATCCAGTTCGTGGCCAACGTCTCCCCGCAAAAGGTCGACGCCACCTTTGCCGATCAGGCAGCGGACGGCTCCCGGGTGGACCACTGGCTCGCCCTCCGGGCGCTGGAGACCTTCGTCGACGAACATTTGGGCGGATGAATACTTTCGTAATACTTGACAAATAGCCCCAGCCGTGGTATAATTGGGCTTTTCAACCAACCGATAGAGGACACAAAAATGCAAGTACGACTCACCACCAAAGCGAAAAAGCAGCTCGAATTGGCCACCCAAGCGCTCGCCGCGCTGGGCCTGACCCCCGAGCAAGTCGGGCTGCTCGCCATGGCCAACGACCTCGTGGACTGCGCCAACGACTACTTGGACGATGCCTCGTTGGACGAGACCCTCGACGCGTACAACGAAGACGCGGACGAGAAGTGGTCCGATCGCGTGGCCGAATGCCTCGTGCACGTGAAAGGTGGCCGCAATGCTTGAGTCCACCACCATCGACCAAGTCCTCACCGAGCACGCCCCCCGGGGCACGGACGACCCGCTATACCTGCCTTGGTGGGCCAAGGGCGAGTACGCCCGAAAGAACGGGACCAAGTACCGGCTCTCGGACGGCACCTGCATCGAGGGTGGCCGGATCGTTTCACGTGGAACGGGAAGCCTCCGGAAGCCCTCCGAGATCGCCCGGGTACCCACGCCCCAACCCCGTGCGCCGAAGGCCTCCGAGACCCCGCTCCGGGCCTTCCGGACCCCTTCGAAGCCCACCCGGACCCCCCGGGAGCTGGACACGGTGGCCCAACTGCTTGCGATCCATCGCTCGCCCGATTCCCGGCTCGCGCTGTGCGCCCAGTACGGTGTTGATCCGGCGATTCTGACCAACGCGCCCAACCCCGGGGTGGCGAGCATGCGACTGGCCAACGCGCTGCGTGCTAAACTCCGCACATGACCGGCTGGCGCAAAAGGCAAATCCTCGAAAGGCACGAACCCATGCGACTCCCCGAACAGCGACTGTACGACTGGGTGGTGCGCCGGATCGGCCACCTCGCCCACCTGACCCGCGTCGAGAACCGGGTCAAACGCGACACCCCGGACCTGTACTTGGCCCACCCCGGCTGGCATGGGTGGATCGAAATGAAAGTCGTGGCCGACTTCCCGCTCCGCGTCAAAACCCCCATCCGGCTCGGGCACTGGACCACGGGACAGCGCTACTGGGCCGAGCGGCACCAAACGAGCGGTGGGAAAATCGCGCTGCTGGTCGAATTCGGGACGACCGGCGACGTGTTCCTGTTCCGGGGTGGCGACGCGGCACTCCAAATCGACAAGTGGACCCGGGCCGACTGGGAGTCTCACGCGGTGTGGCACTCGAATCGAAATGCAGACAGCAAAGCAATACTTGACGCGCTGGCTCAGGTGTGATAAAGTAACGGGACGTCGCGCAACGCGGCGTGCTGGTCCAACACCAGCACCGTGGAACCCCAGCCCTGTTCCACCGTTCCATCAAGATGGAACAACCAACGGAACGCCCTCCCCATTCGAAAAAAGAACAGCTGTTCCAGCGTTCCACGCACGCGAGCGACTTGGCCGTGTCAACGCACTTCAAATATGGGGGGGTATGAGGTGGAACAATGGAACAAAAGGTGTTCGAAGTGAACGAAGCCCCGAGGGACGCGGGTTTTCGGCCTGTCGGGGTGTTCCATCGGCTGTTCCATCATCGTGGAACAATGGAACAAAGCACGACTCGCTCTAGACGCCAACTGTTGTTGCACCACCACATGGGGCTTCTCTTCTCTCCCCTCACGTACGTGCGCGTGTCTTTATAACCCGAAGTTATAACACAACCCGCTTTTTATAACCTGTTTCGTCGGCAAAACGGACCATTGTGTGCCTTCGCTGCCTGTGTTTTAATCCGACCCATGGCTTTTCACGATGACCTCACGACCCTCGACCAAATCGGCGCAGAAACTCTAGCGGAGTTTGAGCGGCGTGCTGGAATTTCTGCCCGTGCCTTGCTCGACGCCATACGCCGGGACCGCGTGCGTTTCCCGCCCAGCGAATCGTGCCGTTTGGCACACTCACTCACGTGCAACGACCCAACGATCGAAGCCACGGGAGCTTTGCAGCTGCATGAGGAAACGCGAGCATTCAAAATGCTGATCGTGCTCGCCGAGTACCGTGATGGTCCGGCCTCTGCCATGTTTTCAATGCGCCATGCTTACACGACTGCCGGTGTGCACCGCACGACTCTGCTGGGCTGGCGCAAAGACCACCGACTTTTTGATTCGCTCATGGAAGCGATACAAGAAGAGATGGTCGACACGATGCGTGCTGAAGCGTATCGCCGGTCCGTAGTCGGACACGACGAGCCATTGGTGCATCAAGGCGTCAAGACGGGCGAAACGGTGAAGCGATACAGCGATGGGCTGCTGCAGTTCACGCTCATGGGCTACGATGCGAAATTCCGAGCGAAAGATGTGAACATGAACGTCTCTGGCTCGCTCGACTCAAACATCAACATCGAGGGACTCCGTGATCGCCTTGCACAACGGCTTGAGCAGAAGTCAAAGGCAGAAGGCTAGCAAAGCCCGAAACCTCGTTGACCCGGCGAACCTGCGCGAGTTCGTGGGTGAGTTGTCGAACATCGAAGCCGTCGAGCTGTACTACGACTGGCAAACGTGGGCACGGCCAAACCAGTTCATACCCCCCGGCGACCTTTGGACCATCTGGCTTATCCTCGCTGGTCGTGGGTGGGGCAAAACCCGTTGTGGTGCTGAGTTCGTGCGCTACCACGTCGAAAATGGTCTCGCTGGCCGTGTTGCACTCATTGCTGAAGACGCAGGCGATGCACGCGACGTCATGATCGAGGGCGAGTCCGGCATTTTGGCCATCTCGCACCCCAAGTGCAAGCCGGTATTTGTTCCATCGAAACGCCGGATCGAGTGGCCCAACGGCGCGATTGCGACGATCTATTCGGACAACGACCCCGAAACGCTGCGCGGACCCCAGCACGATTTGGCGTGGGTGGACGAGCTTGCAAAATTCCGCAATGTCGAAGATATGTGGTCCAACCTTATGTTCGGCTTGCGCCTTGGGCAAAAGCCCCGCGTTTGCATCACGACCACACCCAAGCCGATCCCGATCGTGCGAAAGCTCATGGACGACGACCGTGTTTACCTGACCACCGGCACGACCCACGAGAATTTCAACAACCTTGCACCCACGTTTCGTGACGAAATCGTGGCGCAGTACGAGGGCACGCGGCTGGGACGGCAGGAGCTGTATGCCGAGGTCATCGACCCGGAAGACTACGGCATTGTCAAACGCGAGTGGTTCAAGCTGTGGGACGCGGATCGTGCATTGCCCGAGTTCTTGTTCATTCTGCAGTCGTACGATTGCGCGTACACTGAGAAGACGATCAACGACCCGACCGCGTGCAGCACGTGGGGCATCTTTCGCCCAAATGACGATCGGCCACTGTGCGCCATGCTCATCGATTGCTGGGAGGACTTCCTCGCTTACCCGGACCTGCGCCCTCGCGTGATCGACGAGTACAAATCGGTCTACGGCGACCCGGGCAAAAAGGTTGACTTGGTGCTGGTCGAGGACAAAGCGTCGGGTATCAGCATTTTGCAGGATTTGCAGCGTGCACAAGTGCCGTGCCGCGCTTACAACCCGGGGCGTGCCGACAAAGTCCAGCGTTTGCACTTGGTGGCCAACATCATTCTGCATGGCCGCGTCTACGTGCCCGAATCCACGGTCCACCGGGGCCAGCCACGCGATTGGGCTGAACCGCTGGTGAGCCAGATCTGCTCGTTCCCCGAGTCCGAGCGTGACGACTTGACCGACACTACGACCCAAGCGCTGCGGCTGCTGCGCGACATGGGCTTTCTCAACTTTGACCCCGTGCCCACCGACGAATACGCGGACGACGAGCGGCAAGAAAAGGTCAACCCGTATGCACAGTGAGGCGTGACATGGCAGCTTGGTATGAAGACCTTGTAAAAGCGATGGACCCCGATCCTGCGGATGTGGCCACGATGTTCGCTGGTTTGCGTGCGTCGGTTCCCACATACATGGCTTTGCACGCTGGCGATTTAAACAAAGGACACGACGAGGAGCTGCTTAAACGCCTTGGTCCATTGCCTAAACCTTCGATGCCGCAGCTGAGCGAAGACGACCAAGATCGTCGCATGGCTGAGGAATTTCAGCGCAGATTTCCAACGCCCGAATTGCAACGTGCAGCTATGGCTCATATGCGTGCAGCCGCGTCTAACAAGGCATACGACCCGGCAACTGCAACCCGGCGTGTGGACTTCATGCCACACAATGCGGAGACCTACGCGGGACCCGAGATGCGTGCCACGCCGCCCAAGGCGCGAAGCTCCGACTTGATGCGTGCACCAATGCCCAGACGTGCATTTGCTGGTGGTGGCAGTGCGAAAAAGACCGTGCAGCAGATGGCGGATGAGTTGCTGATGAAAGGCACTAAGGTCGCCGACAAGCCGGATCTCGCACGTCGCTCGTTGTTCGGATTGAAAGCCCAACCAGCAATGGATTTCCCATTGGCCCGGATCGACGACAAAGCACTCGCTAAGCTGGAGAAGCAATTCGGCAAAGAGGGCCAAGCGCCAACGCTGACCGAAAAGACGACCACCGTGTCGCCCGATGCAGGAGCTACGAAATCGACCTTGAAATCGATCACCGAAACGCCCGTTTCTCGTCGCACCGTGCTCAAATCCGCAGCGGGTCAAGCGATGCAAGGCATGATACCCTTACCAAACGTCGCGAGTTTGGCTGAATCCGTAGCGCCAGCCGCTGCAGCTGTTAGCGCCGACATGATGCCCGGTCTCATCATGGCCGCTATTAAGCAGGGCATGTCCAAAAAAGAAGCAATAGAGTTCGTACAGAACCAGTTGAGTGGTGCGAAGCCGACCAAAGCGTTTGACCCATCAGGCAACGAATTCCAAATCGAGCGGATGTACGAGCATTTGACTGACCCCGAATACGCACCGAACGATTGGGAATTTTTCGGACCGATGCGCCCATCCGGCGCGTTGAACGTCATGCTTGGCACACCAAGCTCCAATGTACCACCAATGCAGCTACGTGGTGCGCTACGCCAGATCAAGGAAGCGGACCCGGAACGCTATCAGCAGATGATGAATTCGGCCAAGGATTTTTCGATGGGGTCGTACGAAACGACACTTGAGAGTGGTATGATGACCCCGAAAGATCTGGAAAAATACGCACGTGGCGAGCACGCAGAACCGAAGTATCGGCCCGAGAATCTGTGGAACAACGACTAACGCCCGTGATACAATAAAGGACTTTTATGGCAACCGAATTCCCACAACCGCAGATGGAAGCAGCACCCGGACCCGAAGACACTGAGGGGTTGGTGTTCGACTTGGAAGACGAATTTGCAGAAGTTGAAGAGCAGCCCGATGGGTCAGCGATCGTGCGAATGGACGACTTCAACGGTCCGATGCAAGAAGGCGATTTCTACGAGAATTTAGCCGAGTCGCTCCCGTCGTGGGATCTAAGCCGCATTGCGCTCAAGTACATCGAAATGGTGGAAAAGGACCGGGAAGCTCGCAAGGATCGAGACAAGAAATACGAAGAGGGATTAAAGCGCACCGGCATGGGAAACGATGCGCCCGGTGGTGCGACGTTCGCCGGGGCCAGCAAGGTCGTGCATCCGATCATGGCCGAGGCCTGCATTGATTTCGAGTCGCGAGCGATTAAAGAGCTGTTTCCGCCCGATGGTCCAGTGCGCACCAAGGTCGTGGGCAAAGCCGAAGAGGAAGCTACACAGCGTGCGGAGCGCAAACGCGACTTCATGAATTGGCAGCTGACCGAGCAGATCGAGGAATTTCGCGACGAGCAAGAGCAGATGCTCACGCAGTTGCCACTCGGTGGATCGCAGTATTTGAAGTTGTGGTACGACACCCGCATGAAACGCCCCTGCGCCGAGTTCGTGGCGGTGGACAACGTGCTGCTCCCATTTGCTGCCGGGTCGTTCTATACTGCGCAACGGGTAACGGAACAGCAGGACATCACGCAAGAGGAATTCGAATCGCGTGTCTCCAGCGGTCTGTACCGCGACATCGACATCATTCGCGCCAGCATGGAACCCGAGATGACTGCCGCCGAGAAGGCGAATAACAAGATCGAGGGTCGACAGTTCGAGGACAACGAGGACGGGTTGCGCCGGGTGTACCACATCTACGTGAACATGCCAGTAGAAGACGATGGACACTCGAAAGGCGAGATTGCGCCCTACATTTTGATGATCGACGAGCTGAACACCGAGGTGGTCGGACTGTATCGCAATTGGGAAGAGGGCGACGAGAGCATGGCCAAGCTCGACTGGATGGTCGAGTTCAAGTTCATCCCGTGGCGCGGAGCCTACGCGATTGGTCTCCCACACCTGATCGGTGGCCTTTCTGCTGCGTTGACCGGCGCATTGCGTGCATTGATGGATTCGGCGCACATCAACAACGCCGCGACGATGCTCAAGCTCAAAGGCGCGAAGATTTCGGGGCAATCGCAGCAGGTCGAAGTGACCCAAGTGGCCGAGATCGAGGGTGCTCCGGGGGTCGACGACATTCGCAAAATCGCGATGCCGATGCCTTTTAACCCACCAAGCGAGACGCTTTTCAATCTGCTGGGCTGGCTGACCACCGCAGCAAAGGGTGTTGTGACCACGAGCGAGGAGAAAATCGCCGACATCACCAACAACGCACCAGTTGGGACCACTCAGGCGCTGATCGAGCAGGGCGCGGCGGTGTTCTCGGCAATTCACGCCCGATTGCACCAGTCGCAAGGCCGGGTGCTGATGATCCTGCAGCGTATCAATCGCTGGTATTTGGACGACATGCGCAAGGGAGACATTGTCCAAGAGCTGCCGATCAAACGCGAGGACTTCAATCGCAACACCGACGTGATTCCGGTGAGCGATCCGCACATTTTCAGCGAGACTCAGCGATTTGCACAGAACCAAGCGGTGCTGGCGCTGATGGAGAAATACCCGGACCAGTTCGATCGTCGTGCCGTTATCCAGCGGGTGATCAAGCAGATGAAGGTGCCGAACCCCTCCGAGTTGATGCCGAGCATCGTGGAACCGACCGAATCGAACGCAGCCGAGGAGAACGCAGCGATGGCGATTGGTCGTGCAGCGTTTGCCTACCCGCACCAAAATCAATTGGCGCACATCCAAGCGCATTTGGACTTCGCGCTCAACCCGATGCTGGGTTCATCGCCCATCATCGCTCCGTCTTTCATGCCAGCGTTCCTCGAACACTTCAAGCAGCACTTGATCTTGTGGTACATGGGTCACATGAACGGGTATGTCGAAGAGTCATTGGGCAAGAAACCCGCAGATTACGACGTGCCGGGAATCACCGGGGAGATCGACAAGTTGTACGCGTTGGCGTCGCAGCACACCGATATGGACACGAAAGATGCGTTCACCAAGGTGATGCCAGCGTTGCAAAAGCTTGTGCAGACCATGCAGCAGTACAAACCCGAGCCGCCGATGGACGCGTCGGACAAAGTGATCATGCAGACCTCGATGGCCGAAACTCAGCGGCGTGCAGCGAAAGACCAGATGGATGCGGAGCACGACAAAGCGAAGCTGCAAGCCACGATGCTGGACAACAACCGCAAAATGCAGATCGACATCGCGACGAACGCGAGCGACAATCTGACAGAAGAGAGAATCAAGACTGCGGAGTTATCGCACGATACCTCCGTCTTGAAGCACGAGCAGGAGAAAACTGCTATCGCCGCGCTGGAAAGCGCACAACAAACCTTAGGAGGTCAAAATGGCTACTAACAACGCAGGTCAAATGGGTCAAGATGTGAATATGCACAAGCGCATGGCGATGGGTGCAAAGCTTGACGGGTCTTCATTGGGCGCGAAGGAGGATACCAAGTCTTCCAGCAACACCAAGCCCAAAGTCGGCGCGTTGATGCAAGCGAAGAAGAAATAATGCGATACGTCAGCGACTTCGTGGGTGCAATCGAAGAGCGCAAAGCAGCGATCGCCAAATCGTTAATTGACGGCCATGTCGTCAATTTCGAAACCTACCAGCGATTGGTAGGACAGCACCAAGGGCTTGAAGAAGCTCTGGACACCTTAAACCATCTTCTAAAGGAAGAGGACATTGATGATGAAAAACGAACCGGAAGCTTTGAATGAAGCAGCGTTGCAGGAAGCATTTCCCGCAGTTGATCCCGGTGCTTGGCCAGTAGGTGGACGGGTTCTCGTCCAGTGGAGACAGACCAAAAAGACTGTCACCAGCTCTGGCATTGTACTGGTCGAAGAGACCAAGGAGACTGAGAAGTGGAACAATCAAGTGGCGAAAGTCATAGCGATCGGACCACTGGCTTTCAAGAAACGCGACTCGCTCGAACCGTGGCCCGAGGGCAATTGGATCGAAGTTGGAGACTACGTGCGTATGCCCAAATGGGGCGGCGATCGTTGGGAAGTACCCTACGGGCACCCCGATGAAGGCAGTACCGCGTTGTTCAGTGTGTTTAACGATCACGAAGTCATTGCAAAAGTGACTGGAGATCCCTTGAAAGTGAAGGCGTTTATATGAACACGGTCGATAAATTAGAATTGCAAATGTCGGAGGGTTCAGATGGGTCAGCGACGGTGTTGCTGCCACCCGGAGAAGCTCCAGACAATGGCAGTAATGCCGAAACGGATTCGCAGAAAAATTCGGCGGATACAGACGATGACCACGATGATGATTCCAGTGGTGGGGTAGACAATACTCCGGACCCTGATCCGCAGCGAGAGGCCATCCGGCTGGCGCGGCGTGAAGAGCGGAATCTCAAGAAAAAGCTCCACAAGGCTCGAACCGCCGAATCGAACCATCTGATCACCACTCTGCAGCGCCAGAACGAGCAGATGACCGAACGGCTGGCGGTGCTGGAAAAACGCACGGCGGGTGCCGATGTGGCACGGCTGGACAAGGCGATCGAAGATGGTCATGTACGGCTGCAATACGCCAAGATGAAGATCAAAGAGGCGACCGAAATGGCCGATGGCGCGGGTTTGGCTGATGCCCAGGAAGCTTGGTACGATGCCCGACGACAGGTCGAATCCCTCGAAGCGCTCAAAAAGCGTGCCGTGGCGGCACCTAACACTCCAGCAGTCCCAAAAGCGCCGGACCCGCGCTTGAAGCGTCTGGCCGGTGACTGGATGGCGCGAAATGATTGGTACGACCCGAATGGGAAGGATACCGACAGCCGTGTCGCGGTTAAAATCGATGAAAGTCTCGTCGAGGAAGGCTGGGATCCCAACACCCCCGATTACTGGTCGGAGTTGGACAATAGATTGACAAAATACCTGCCTCACCGTTATAATGGCGGAAATGACGATCAGTCATCTGCTCAAAATCGGAGACCAAGGCAAGTGGTTACAGGATCTGGACGGGAATCTAGTAATTCGTTAAGACCGAACGAGTTCCGTCTGTCTCCAGAGCGTGTGCGAGCCATCAAGGATGCGGGTCGGTGGGATAATATGGCCGAACGCAACAAGATGATCAAAAAATACGCTGAATATGACCGCTTAAACGCCAACAGGAGCTGAACATGAAAGATGACCGTTTAAAGAAAGATACTACCGCTGGTGGCCGTGAATCCCGCGCATCGCAGGATCGCCAACGTGCCGATGCCACTACACAGCTGGCTAGTGATCAGGAGCGTCGCAGGATGTTCCGGAACGAGTGGACGCAAGAGTCCCTCCCCAAGCCCCCGGATATGCCGGGATATCACGCGATCTGGCTGTCGACAACTAACGGCTACGATCCGATCCACAAACGCCTCCGTATGGGGTATACTCCAGTCATGATTGACGAAGTTCCGGGCTTTGAAAACTACAAAGTTAAAGCCGGTGAACAAGCGGGTTATATTGCATGCAACGAGATGCTTTTGTATAAAATTCCAGAGGACATTTACCAGTCCATCATGGAAGAGCTGCACCACTTTGCGCCTCAGGATGAAGCGGACAAAATCCGTATTCAGGCTGACAACCTAGGTCCGCGTGACAGCAAGGGTCGATCGTTAGGCGATATTGAAGGCGATGGAATTCGTGAGCTTGACAAACCCATGCCCGTTCCGGTATTTACCTAACGGATTTCGAACTACATTCTGGAGAAAAGACTATGTCTTCTACAAATGCACCGTTCGGTCTGCGCCCTGCTTTCCACCCCTCTGGTTTGGATCGCGCTCAAGCGTTGGCTGGCGGTATTGCGTCGGCGTACAACACCGACATTCTGAAAGGCCAACCGGTCAAGCTCAATACGAGCGGCAACATCGTTGTCGCAGCAGCGGGTGACTCCTTCCAAGGGGCTTTCGCTGGCGTTGAGTGGACTGACACCACTGGTCGTCGTCGCATATCGAACTATTGGCCAGCCAACACGGCTTACCAAACCGGTTCATGCGTTGCTTATTTCTATAACGACCCCAACATCGTTTACGAAATTCAAGCCGACGGCTCACTGGCTCAGACCTCTATTGGCGATCAAGCCGATTTGAGCGCGACTACCGCTGGCAGCAATGTCACTGGTTTGTCGCAGTGCACCTTGTCTACCACTTTGGTCGGCTCTGGTAGCTCTGCTCAAATGCGGATCGTTGATTTGGCTCCGTACCCCGACAATGCTTGGGGCGATACGTACACGGTTGTGCGGGTAACTATTAACGAATCGCAGTATCAAGCGACCGTTAATGCCATTTAAGGGGGACTAAACCATGGCCGCTCCAATGCGCAGTACGGACTTTAGAAGTATTGTTGAACCTATCCTCAACGAATGCTTCGACGGCGTGTACGACCAACGAAAAGACGAATGGTCCCGTGTGTTCCGCGAGGAACAGGGCATTCCCCGTAACTACCATGAAGAACCCGTCTTGTACGGTTTCGGTGCAGCCCCCCAGTTGCCCGATGGTACTCCAGTGACCTACCAACAAGGTGGTGTCCTGTTCCTGCAACGCTATGTGTACCAAGTCTTTGGCCTCGCCTTTGCCTTGACCAAAGTGTTGGTAGAGGACGGCGACCACATCCGAATTGGCCAAGTCTACGCTCGCCACCTCGCCCAATCACTGATTGAGACCAAAGAAACGCTGTCGGCCAACGTGCTGAACCGCGCTTTCAATAGTTCTTATCCCGGTGGTGACGGCGTTCAGTTGAACAGCGCCTCTCACCCCATCGTGAATGGTACTTTCAGCAACCTGCTGTCGACTTCCGCTAACTTGTCGCAGACCTCGCTTGAGCAAATGCTCATCCAGATCCGCCAAGCAGTGGACAACAACGGCAAGAAGATCCGCTTGGTTCCCCGCCAGTTGGTGGTGGCTCCCGGTAACGTCTTCCAAGCCGAAGTGTTGCTGAAATCGGTGTTGCGTGCTGGAACAGCTAACAACGACATCAACCCCGTCAAGTCCATCGGCTTGCTGGACGAAGGTGCCGCTGTCCTGTCCCGTTTAACCAACGCGAATGCATGGTGGGTTCAATCCGACGCTCCTGAGGGCATGAAGCTCCTCATGCGTCGTGCATTGGAGAAGACCATGGAAGGTGACTTCGAGACTGACTCGATGCGCTACAAAGCAACCGAGCGTTACCAAGTCGGCTTCACCGACCCACGCGCTATGTACGGTACTCCTGGCGTCTAATAAACGCCATCAGGGGCTGGGGTAACACTCAGCCCCCCCATTTTTGTTAACTGTTTGGTCAAACTTTTCAAGGAGCAGACCATGCCTCAATTCTCGGATGACCTTTTCCTAGGTTCCGCTGTCACCGCTCAGGGTGCAGACGCCTACCCCGCTGTTTCGACTTTTACTGGCTCAATTGCCACCACGACACTGACCGTCACCGCTATGCTTTCCGGTGACCCGATTGCTGTGGGCATGTTTATTGACAGTTCTACGTCGCTGACCAACGGAACCTACATTACCGCTTTCGGTACTGGTACCGGAGGTATTGGCACCTACACCGTAAGCGCCTCTCAAACTGTGGCTAGCGCTACGATTATTGGTTCCGGTAATGCTTTGCTACAAAATCCGTCCCCAATGACCTTGGGTGTTGGCCCACTGGGCCGCGTCTACATTTGGGACGCTGTACCACAAGCCAAATTGACTACGAACATTGTCGCCGCAGTCATTACAACCGCTACCACACTCACGCTCGCAGCAGGTGCTGGCGTAACATCCACTACAATCACTGGCGGTACGACAGGCTTGCAACTTGATTGCCCCCGTGCTGTCTCTACTACTACAGGTGCTGGTACTCCAACTTCTGTTAACATTACTGTTTCTGGTTACGACTACTACGGTCAAGCCATGAGCGAGGTAATTGCAACGGGAACGGTGGCGTCTACTACTGTCAATGGTAAGAAAGCTTTCTACCAAATCGCCAGTGTCACTGCTTCTGGCGGGAGTGTTGTTACCGTTGCGGTAGGTACGACCGACATCTTGGGTGCGCCACTTCGTATCACCGATAGGGGTTACGTCACCCGCGCTGGCTGGGACAACACCTTGGCTGAAGATGCTGGAACTATGACTGTTGCCGCTACCGCCACAGCAACCACCACAACTGGTGATGTAAGGGGTACTTATTTGCCCTCATCGGCTTGTGACGGCATCAAGCGCCTCGTGATGGGGATAGCCCTGCCAGCAATTGCGGCAGGTCCGAATGCAACCCGTATTGGCGCTCTTGGCGTCACACAAGCCTAAAGGAGAACAGCATGGGTCAATTCAAGCCAATGGTCAAAATGATGACCACAGAACCGTCAGTTGAGTTAAAACTCAAGACTGGTGGTTCAGCTACTTTTGCTCGGATGAAAGCCGAGGGCATCCCGAAGATGGGCGATAAAAAGCCCGTCAAGAAGATGGATGGTGGTGTCATGGGTGCTTTGGCTGGCCGAAGCCCCGTGGTTCCACCTATGGGCGCACCCGGTGCAGCTCGTGCTATGGCTGCGAAGCGTATGGCTCGTCGTGCACCCGGTATGACCGGTCCTGATGCCATGGCAGCAGCTCCAATGCGTCCCGCCATGAAAAAAGGCGGCGAGATGGAGTCACCCAAGATGCACAAAGCCGAAATGAAGGCTATCAAGGGTGTCGGCAAAGAGCTGGAAATGCACGAGAGCAAACCCGCGTCTAAAGCCCACAAAGGCTTGAAGACTGGTGGTATTGCCAAGAGCACCAAACCCGGAGCCTACAAGACCGGTGGTGTAGTGGATGGCCAAGGCGGCTACAAAAGCGGCGGCATCATCAAATCGACCAAAGGTTCTACCAAGATGAGCACCGCTCATCCCGACAACAACTCAGCACCCACAGGTGATGTTAAACTGGGTAACGGCGGCGGCTACAAAAAAGGCGGTGCTGCAAAAAAGCATTTTGCTACGGGGGGCGCAGTTAATGACTCGGGTCGCGCCGTAGCAATGCCCAAGAAGAAACCGTCAGCTCCGGTAGCAATATCGCAGCTATCCGGCACGTTCAAGCGTGGCGGAAAAGTAAAAGCTGACGAGTGTTAATGGTGGGGGCTTCGGCCCCCATCTTTTAATTGGAGATAAAAATGGCTGATGCAGTCACAAGTCAAACATTGTTGGACGGAGAGCGTCTGGCAATCATGAAATTCACGAACATCAGTGATGGCACTGGTGAAACGGCAGTCACAAAAGTCAATGTGTCAACTCTTACTTCCAGTGATTCTGGCAAAGCCTGCACTGGTGTTTCAGTGAGCAAAATCACCGCAATTTGCCATGGCATGGAAGTTCGCATGTACTGGGACGCAAATACGGATGTTCCGTTCTTCCTTAGTAATGTGAACAGCAATTACACAAATGATTTTTCCAGTTTTGGTGGAATTACAAACAATTCCAGCACTGGTAAAAATGGAAATATTGTGTTTAGCACTTCAGATGCAAGCTCTGGCGACACATACACTGTTGTGCTTGAGATGATTAAATCCTACGCTTGATCATGCCGAGCAAGTCACCTTCCCAGCACAGGTTGATGGAGGCGGTAGCGCACAATCCAGCGTTCGCCAAGAAGGTAGGCATCCCGCAATCTGTCGGAAAGGACTATGCAAATGCTGACAAAGGTAAAAGATTTAATAAAGGTGGCCCAAGCTTGGCTATCGGGCGTGGTGAAAAGCTTCCGGCAGAAAAAGGGGCAGGATTGACTGCAAAGGGTCGGGCGCGGTATAATAGCGAAACTGGCTCCGACCTCAAACCCCCGCAGCCCCAAGGTGGTGCACGCCGCGATTCTTTTTGTGCGAGGATGGGACCAGTAGCCGAAAAGTCCGAAAAGGGCAGCCGAGCACGGGCTTCGATGCAACGATGGAATTGTCCGGGATGGTAAGATGGCATATTCAAATACGGTAGGGCAAACGGTTCTCAATGTACAAACGTTCATTGACCATGGTGCTCGCCGTTGCGGCAAATTAGCGGAGGAATTGACGTCCGAGCAGCAGCTGTCGGCACGCGAATCGCTATTTATCCTTCTCACCAATCTGTCCAATATCGGTATTAATTACTGGGCGATTGACAAGAAGGTGTTCGGCGTAACCGCCGACAACTACATTTACTCGCTACCCAAAGGTTCGATCGAGGTGCTCAACGCACTGTATCGAAAGATGAATCGCCCAAGCGGGGCTTATTATTCATCGGCTGGCGGCACTGTAGGAAATGCATTCGACGGGGATGTAGATACGGTATGCCAGCAGACATCCGCGAATGGTTATATCTCCGTCGCATTCGGCACGGATAACCCTATTTATGCGGGTTCAATCGGTGTTCTTCCTTACGTCGCCGGTGGCGGCAGCGCAGTCTGGACTTTCACGTTGCAGTACAGCATTGATGGCACTAACTGGCTGACGTTGGATGATGTGGGGACGACCACTGTAACTGACAACGAATGGCTTTGGTACGACATTAACCCGGGTCAAAGCGTCGAATACTACCGTATTTTGGCGTCCGGCGGTACTACGCTGGCGCTGCGCGAATTCTTCGTGGGTAACAACAGCACCGAGATCACCATGGCGCGGTTAAACCGCGACGACTACACAAATCTACCGAACAAGAATTTCACGGCCAACCAGCCTTTTCAATTTTGGTTCAACCGCACGATCCCCCAGCCGCAGTTATGGCTTTGGCCCACCCCGAGTGACCCGCTGGTGCAGATGACTGTTTGGTATTCACGCCAAGTCATGGATGTTGGGGCGTTGACCAACGAGATCGAGATTCCGCAGCGTTGGTACGAGGCGATTTTGATGCAGCTGTCGCATCGAATGGGGCTGGAGCTGCCGAATGTGCCGCTGGACCGGATTCAGTACTTGGAAGCGAAAGCGAACGAGTACACGAACCTTGCCGAGCAGGAAGAGCGCGACAAGTCCCCGATTTATTTTGCGCCAGCTATTGGCGTTTACACGGCGTAGAGGGGGTTGCATGGGCATTTTCCTCGACACTCTCGGCAATTCGACGCTATCGATTGCGGTTTGTGATCGCTGCAAGATGAAGAGAGCGCATTCGGTGATGCGCTCCGACCCTAATTTTCCCGGTCTCCAGGTTTGCAACGAAGGTTGCGCGGACCAAAAAGACCCGTATCGACTGCCAGCGAGGCAGACTGAGCGCATTACGATTCGC